GGCATGGCACCCGGAGACGCTCGGAGAACCGCTGATTTAATTGGTGTTGGGCTGGATATGCAGCTCGGAGATATTGGACGGCGCTGGAATCCTGACGGTGGGGCTACTGGCAAAATAGCAAAAATGGAGCAACTGTTCTGGAAGCTTAATCTTCTAGGCGGCTGGTCTGATGCGAATAAGCGGGCAACAGGCCTTATGATGGCGCGCGACTTGGCTATGGATGCGGATAAGGCTTATAAAGACCTGCCACAGGCGCGGCTATTAGCTCAGTACGGCATTGATGAGAAGGCTTGGAATATTGCCCGTCAAGCTGTGAAAGAGGCTGAGGATGGGCGAGAATATCTAACCCCTGATGCAATTCAAGATTTACCTGATAGCCTATTTGGGTCTGGACGTGTGGCGCGCAAAGGCAAAGACGATCTAGAAACTAATCTACGTGCATATATTGTAGATAGAGCTGACTTTGCAGTGCCGACCCCCGGCGCAAGAGAGCGCGCTATTCTATTGCAAGGGACGCAACCAGGCACCGTTACCGGGGAAGCTATTCGGTTTATGGCTCAATTCAAGGCCTTTCCTGTTACGTCTCTCACGAAAGTTATAGGCCGGGAGGTTTATGGGCACGGGGCAACCAATCTAACTGAGGCTTTATTTAAAGGCAAAGGCGATATGATTGGCCTTGCTCATATGGTCCTTGCAACTACAGCGCTTGGTTATCTCGCTATGAGTGCAAAAGACATATCTAAAGGTAGAACGCCGCGCGATCCAATGGACAAGAAAACGTGGGTAGCTGCGATGCTGCAAGGTGGCGGGCTTGGTCTTTATGGTGACTTCCTGTTTGGGGAGTTTAATCGGTTTGGCGGCGGGCTTATTCCAAGCGCTGCTGGCCCTACGGCTGGTGCAATTGAAGATTTTGCAGGTGTTTGGGCTGCGTTACGGGATGGCAAGGATTTCTACTCCAAGCTATTGCGGGCTGGCAAGTCTAACGCCCCATTCCTCAACCTATTTTATACCAAGGCGGCTCTGGATTATCTGATAGTATATCAGGCTCAAGAGATGATGAACCCCGGCTATTTGCGGCGTATGGAGCGGCGAGTACGTAAGGGGAACAATCAGGAGTTTTGGTTGCCACCAAGTCAGGCTGTGAGGTAAGATATGGCTAATAAGTTTTACTCAGGAGATGTGTAGATGGCTACGCAAACAGACGTTCTAGGCGGTGTAACGGGTGACTTGGCGATGAAAACGCCAGTTGATGCGGCCACGACGGCTAATATCACCTTATCTGGCGAGCAAACCCTTGATGGTATTGCGCTGGTTGCGGGTGATCGGGCTTTGGTTCAAGACCAAACGGCGGCGGAAGACAACGGTATTTATACGGTCTCTGCTGGCGATTGGGTCCGTGCTCCTGATTGGAACGGTGCTAGGGATGTTGTAGCTGGCACCTCGGTTCTAGTTAATCAAGGATCGGTTGGCGAGGGTAGGCTCTATAGGGTTTCCACCACAGGCGATATTACGATTGGTGTTACAGAGGTTGTTATTGAATCTGTACCGTTTGGCTCTGATGGTGCTACTGGCCTAACGGGCGCTACTGGTCCTCAAGGCTCCACAGGCGTTGCTGGCCCCACAGGACCTGCTGGTGCGAGTGGTACGGTAGGCGCTACTTGGACCGCCATACTAGCAGAGACAAGTCTCTCGGGCCTTCACTCATATGATGTTACGGGCTTTGGCTCCTATGAAGAGCTGATGCTTATCATGAAGATTGATAGCCCTGAAAACGATTTACACCCTCGGATTACATACAGCGACGATGATGGGGTTTCATTTGAAACGGTTGGTTATCATCACGGCATTAACACAGCGGCAACATATATTCCAATTAGCCCGCGAAACGAGTTTGATAGCGCCGGGACTGTGTTGGCGGTGGTATCAATCATCCGGCTAGGCAAGATAATGAGCTTAATGTGCATTGGTGGTGATCATGGCGACGGTTCCTCAACTAGCAATAGCGGTATTTTTGACAATGGGAACGATGTTGATGCGCTCCGTCTTGCGTTGTTTAACTTTAACGATGTCGCAAAGAATTTCGATACAAACACAACCCTCGAAGTTTATGGGAGATAATTCATGAGCGTGCTAAGATCTCCACTAATAAATCCATTGCGATCGCCGTTATATTCCCCGCTATTGTCGAGCGTTGCGTGGTGGGGTAATTACAACCCATCTACAGGCTTCGCGTATGACTTTAAGCTCAATCGGTACATGAGCCAAGGGAAGTCTACGGGTATTACTCAGGTTGTTACTGAGGGCCGCTCAACAGACGCCTATGTCTTGGATGGTGGTGGTAATTACATCCTACGCTATGGGCCGCGCACTAACCTGTGTCTGAATAAGGACTTCACCGCCTTATCTGCGGATATTAATACCACTGTAACACATATGCCCCTTGAGCCCGGTATGGACGGCTCCCTTGGTAATGTGTACCGCATTCAATTCCCGGCAACCACAGATACTAAACTCGTTCTCGCGAATGTCACATCTGCTAGCCCGCACACTGTGTCCCTAAACGCCAAGAAGTTCGATCCAAGTAATACACAGTTCGGGTTGTTCACCACAGGCGGCTCCCCTGATACGGCTAATTTTGTAGCAACCGATGATTGGGTTCGGGTTGCATTCTTCCCAACTAGCGTCAGTGGTGATATATTCCTACTCAACGTAGGTGATGCGTACATCACTGATATTCTAGTTGAGAAGCCACAGGTTGAACTAGGCGACACCGCAACCCCTTACATCGAGACAACCGGAACAGCCGTAACAGTCCCCGCCGAACCCGCTCAAGCTAACGGGCATGGGCTTGATGGGTTTGATGTGAGCGTCAATCTATTTCTAAATCCAACACTACAAGGCCTGACAAGCTGGATTGCTGGCGGTGACGGTCCATGGGATATAACGGCTAACGCGGGGCTTGATCCTACGGGTGCTCAGGTCGCTTCGGTGCTGGAAAATCAGAACTCGTTCAATTTTGGGAGCTTTCTTTATCAAGGTGTTGCGATTGTCAATACAGAGATGACGATCTCCCTGTGGGCATATGCAGATGAAGAAGTTGCGGCGGATTTGCGGTTGAATGATAACGAGAATACTCTCAACATCACTATTGGCACGGAAATGCAGCGGTTTGATCACACGGGCACAATTGGTCCTGCGTTACTTGGAGGCACCGGGCGGTGTGGTTTTGCAAACAGAGAGGATTGGGCTGGCAAAGGCGTCGTTATCGCTTGGGTGCAAATCACAGTAGGAGGACCTGCGCCATTCTCTATCGGCACAAGAGACGCAGACGATACCCGTGTAGCGCAAGGCGATGACGGTGGTTCTCCCACCATAGCCCCCGGCTTCACAGCTAACCCTGATGAATTAACCTTCAGAGTTGATTGGGATGGGGTGGCTGTGGGAACTGGGGCTTTCCGGTATCTGTTTGAGGTCAAAAATTCATCCAACAAACGGGTTGCCTTCATTATCCGTGGGGACAACAACAATTTAGTTTTTGGCGGGGATCAAACCGGTTCATTCCAAAACATCACCGCAGGGACTGGGCCTGATGATGGCGGGCCGCATACAGCGGTTTGTTACGTAAACCGGACTACCAATGAGTTTAAAATGTCGGTTGATGGTGCAACTACCATCTCAGGTACGTTGACCGGGGCCGTCCCCTCAAACTTAGATGAGATGGCAATTAACCGTCGAGCAACTGGTGGACCCGAAAACGCCAACGGCACTAACTGTCGTATACAAGTATCAGAAGGTGATTTCTACGACGCGTTCAGGGATTCGAGTGCAGGTTTTTTTTAATTAACACATCCGGTGACATGCTAGATTTAGATACTGGTGGCACCGATCAATTGCTTTGGAGTAATTAGATGGCTAACTTAACCATAACAGGCCTTCCAACAGTCACAGACGCAGATGGGTTTGACTTCATTGGCGCAGACCCATCTGACCAAGTCGCTAAAAATATGACGGGCCAGACGCTCTCCAAAGCAATTACGCCTGTAAAGCTGATTTACACGGCCTCTAATTTGACGGACTTGGCAACGGCTAACGTGATTACGATCTCAGTACCAACCACGATCATATTTAGGGCGGCTGTTGCTTCCACAGTTCAATTTGTAATTGAGTCTGGTGGCGCTTTATTTATTGGGACTGAGGGCGTTAATGGATCGTATGCTTGGGGTGGCACTGGAACGCTGTTTAGCGGCTCTGGGTTTCTCATTGTTGGCAGCTTGTTTGCACTAACGTCAACGTCCACGGGCACCCTGTTTGACATGACCCTTGCTTCATTTGCCAGCATACAGCTTGGCGCATCTAGATTTGATGGGTTTGACGCGTTGGGCGAAGTTAATGGTCGCACAATCACAATGCAGACCACCTTTTTCACAAATTGGGGCACAGGCCTAACGCTTAAAAATATGTCTCGGGTGAACTGCGAGGCGGTAACTAGTGTGCTTGGCTCAACAACTGAGACATTCTTAAAGATCGTATATGACAAAGACGTGGTTTCTTTGATTGAGCCAAAGATAACGCTTGCAAATAACGTATTTGGGCTACTTGGCACAAGTCACGCTTTGAGAATTGATCCTGATATTAACGACACCGTGAATGTTTCCATTGTTAACGGCAAGGTTTCTGGTGGTGGCGGGTTGTATGATACAGCGGGCACCACTGGCACATTCACAGCGGTAGCAGACGCCACAGTTTCAGCAACGGCAATCACGTCTGTGACTGATAGCAGCGGCACCGCGCGGTTTAACTTCTCGGTCGGCCCCACTCTGTTTGTAGGTCAACGGGCCGTGATTTCCACATTCACCACCAACACTGCTTACAATGCAACGGGTATCGTTACCGCAACCGGGGCAGGTTATTTTGAGATTGCAGACATTGTGTTTGGGTCTGATGAAACGGGCTCATTCCTCTCTAACTCTGTCACAGTCACAGACACAGCAACCACGCTAAGCAATGGCGATACACTCACATTAGACACAACCAGCGCTACTGATTACGATGGCGGCTCTGTGGTTTACAATAAGCAGACCAATACATTCCAAGTGAATATGGCCTATACAGCGACCAAAGCAGGCACATGGAACACGGGTGGCATTAACCAAAAAGACCCTCGCGTTGTAGCTGTGGAGCAAAGAGAACTGCCTGATAGCCGCTATATCGCTACGGCCTTTGTGAATAATAACGCCACAGCTACAGGCGCGATTGTTAACAACACATTCACGGATATGGTATTCGGCACAGCGGGCAGCGCCCTAGTCGCAGGCTCCACTATGGAACGCTGGAAACTTATCGATGACGTTAAAGGTATCTTTGAATATACTGGCACCGAGCCATTTGCCGGATTTATCACGTTTGACTACACGGTCACAAGCTCAGGCGGTGCTGTGGAGTTTAGATTCCGCTGGCAAATCGACACAGGGAGCGGTTTTGGTGACTTACCAGATCCCGTTGAAAGCCTTGTAGAGATTGGCAGCGATGCTGGCTCTGTAACTAAGGCATATCCTCTATTGGCTGTAAGGGGCAATCAAATCAAACCTGAGATTACACGCAATAGTGGGTCTAGTGGAATCACCACATCCTACGCAACCATTTATGTTGAGCAATAGGGGTTATATGGTTGACGTTAAGATAAGTCGGTTTCGATATGGCGAAAACTCAACACAAGGATTGATCTTTGTGGATGGGAAATTCGCTGGCTGTACGCTTGAGAACCCAGATAAGGGCAATCAACCATCAATCTCATGTATTCCCACGGGTGTTTACCGCCTTGGGCTGAGGACGGTTGGCGGCTGGAACCAAAGAGCTACAGAACATTCCAAGATTGGGCCAGCTCACAAGGGCATGATTGAGATCCAAGACGTGCCGGGCCGGACATTCATTCTAATGCACTGGGGTAACGAACCAAAGAACACTGAGGGCTGTGTATTGATTGGCACAAGCTACCGCCCTGATTATATTGGCAGCTCTGTTGACGCATATATGAGCTTCTATGACCGTATTATTAGACGCTTGGTTAACGACGAAACCACCATGTTAAGAATTGAGGATATATCGTGACACAGAAGAAAATAACACCAGAGCCTGATGTTGATAATTGGAAGATCCGGCGCAGGCTGGTTTATATCTCATTGAGTGCGTGTGGGCTGTTCATCACGATGGGCGCTCTAAACACCGCGCTTGATTCATCGGTTGCAAATACACTCATAACACAATCGTTTATGGTTGGCGGCGCGGTCCTAATGGGCTATATGGGCTTTGCAACGTGGGAAGATAAGGCCAAGAAATGATTGCCAAGTTTATTGCCAAGTTCGTTGCCCGCTTTATCGGGCTCAACCCCGCATTGATAGTAGCAATTGGTGTTGGCATATTCGTGGTTGGTTTGGTCGGTGGTGGTATTGCAGTCCATAAGCTTTACCAACTCTCCCAGCTTGGCCAGCTCAAAGCCGAATTAAGCCGCATACAAGAGCAAGCTGATGAGCGTGTACAATTGGCCCAAGACGCCGCACAACGCGCCACAGCCCGCGCTAACGAGACAAAAGCCACCATTAAAAGGATAAAAGTCTATGTTCCGTCCAACCCTGCTTGCAATCTTGGCCCTGATGCTGTCAGGCTGTTCAACGATAGACGTAAATAGCTGCTCACCCCCTGATTACACGATGGTCAAAGCCGCGCCCCTTGCGCAGCTTCCAGAGGGTGGGATTAGTATGCAAGAGGCTGTTGAGCAATGGCTTGAAGACACAGATCAATATAATGGCCTCGCAGATCGACATGATACGCTGGTTACTTGGGTTATGGGGAATTGTTAATAACCTTGGTGGCCACACGTCCGCACATTGGGCAAGACACATCGTCGCCAATACATGGATCATCTGACCAGCCTAGCGATGTTCTCTCCGATTCTAGAAGGCCGTCACAGCCCTTTAGGCCGCATTGCTCGCCCTCTTCATAACCTAGATCATCCATATCTCTATTCCTTTGCATTGTTATAGTGTTGTGGTATAGTGGTCTGGTAAACGACAAAGTTAAAGGGCTAAGATGCTAATTAGCTCCTCAGAAAACTCTACCGAGTATGAATCGGTGGGTTTATAATCTAGAATATGGCCTCCTCCTCTGCATTTATGTACGGGGAGGTCTTTTTTTTAACGTCGGCTCAATAGATCAAGAACCCGGTCAAGCTTCTCGTCAATGTTCTCTATGCGTTCGCCTTGCACAGCTTGTTCAGTCCGGATCTTCTCTAGATCGTCTCTAACGTGGGCGTCGGTATCTTCTAGGCTTTCAACGCGCTCTTCAACCACCATAAGATCTTTAGCGCTCGCTGGACCGTCTGCTAAGCCAGTTCCGTAAACAACCAGCACACCAGCGGCAAAGAACATCACCATATAAGCAAATGGTCCGCCTCGTTTTAATGCTTCTTCAAGAATCGCGCTCATACCTACGCCTTTTTAATCGGCGAAGGATACCATTTACGACTAACCATAGCCCAATGAGCAATACGCCCAGCCAAACTAGATTTTCCCAATGTCGTATCTGATCTCGCATCTTGCCATTTAGCCCAAACCACCACGGATATTTGACCGTAGAATAGCATAGTCAAAAGGTTTAGGTACACCGAAATATTGGGTTTAGTTTGATACACAACTATGTTGGCTAAGAATCCAATATGGCAGGCAACCATTCCAGCGAATAGCGCGGAAACCACCAACTGCCAATTGCGCAGGGTACGCCTTGTGAGGATAAAGGACACGGCGGCTAAATCAGCTAGCGCCACGGCAACAATAGGGTAATCAACTGAAAACCTAACAGCAAATAGAGAAACGGCCCACATAACCAACAGGAGCCGTGTTGTCTCTCTAATAGCGGGGTCCGGGGCACTCCAACGCCAAGCGCTTGTACCAACCAACACAATAAAGAATAGGATTGATAAGAGCGCCCCGAGATCCATTTATTTAGACCCACCGGAGCGCAATTCGCCATCGGGCTCTACAGGGATTGCAACACCCAAGCTTTTAGCAAATTCCGTAAGCCCTGCATGGAAGGCAGTTAGCTCTTCACCAGCGGTTTTAACAGCAGCTTCAGCGGCAAGCAATTTAGTTTGCAGAGCAACTACTGCGGGGTCAAATTCTGACATATCATTTCCTTATGTGGTATAATTACCAAACCCAATATAGCTCAGGCCGGGGGTGATGTTAAGGGGTAATTACCCTATTCCCCAATCGTATCGGTTACAGGGACATTCATGCCAAGGGAGATAGAGTGGTTGAGTTTGGTAGGCGGGATATCATCTCCGGCGTGAGAAGAGATTTCGCCAGTGTAAAAATCAACCTCAAGAATGTGGGAATCAATAAGACCTAAGGATTTACCGACCTCATTGGCTTCAAACTCGCAATAAAGGATGGCCTCTAGGAAATCATTATAAATTCCCTCACAAGTCCCTAACTCAACGCCAAACAATGTGAATGTGTCTTTTTTATCGCTCATATTAATACCTCAATTAGATGTTTCATCTGCAACGGCTTCTTTTTGCTCATCGGTTAACTGGTTCCATGCTGTTATAATAGCCTCCTCGGACGGAAACAAACCCCAACCCCTATTAACACCCGTCACCGGGGAATCTAAGAACAGATCCTTACCAACCACATTACGAGCATGATACCAAACATTAGTAGGCATCCCACCAATAACCTTACACTCAGCCTTTGCCCGTCGGTCCCATCGCCCTTGGGTGGCCATATCCTCAACCATATTCTGGAACCGCTCAAGATATTCACCGGGAATGGTGCAGTAAGGCCGTATCCAGTTATCATCCTTTTGCTTTGCAAGGTATCGGGCTTGTTGGATGTTCTGCACACCCTGCGGTTTTGGCTTGCGCACTCGTTTAACCTTAGTCATGGGCACCCTTTATTGTCTGCGCACTCATTAAGATAGCCTTTTTGTCGAGTTCGTATTTCTCGTCAAGCTCCTTGATCTCGTTGCTAAGCGCTTCTTCCTCACGCTTTACTCTAGCGCTATATTCCGAGGTTGTTTCTAGGCGAGATATATCAACACAAACGCCATATATTTCACCATAATTGCCGAATAGCACCGTTTTTATTGAGGTTGCGTTTGGATTGTCGGCCTTCACTTTTTGTAAAAACTCAATTACAGTATCCACATCTTGCAGGAGTAAATCACTCTCTAGGCTAGTCACAACCTCTGATAGGGGTAAATCACTCATTACTTGCTCCTTTTTCCTTTAGTTCCGCGATTTCATCATCGGCTTTACGCATACGACCCCCCAAAGCTTGAGAGAGCGCCATTGGTGAGCCGTCTATATATTTGACTTTCACTCCGTCGTAACCATCCTTAAAACCCGCCTCAATTAGTCGCGCGACCATAGTCACATCGAAATTAGCAAATGGTTCGTCTAGTTGGTTCATGCCTTTGTTAGCGACGCCTTGCCATAGGACAGTCCGGTCCATTAGCTCAACTTTGGTTGTGCCTGGGTTTAGTGCCGCATGGTCTGCGGCCTGCTCCTCAAGCGTTTTGTTGCAATCCTCTGGCTCCATAAGCTGCACAGAGTAGAAATGCTCGCCTCTAAAAAATAAACAGTCAATCATTATCAAAATCCTATGTTAATATAATGGTGGGAGTTTAAACCAAGAGCCTTGCTGCGTTTGTTGAGCGCTCTCATGTATTTCTCCCAAAACCGATATTCTGCGAAGTTGCCGCCGTATAATCCGCAACCAATGATGGTCTTATCGCAATAGGCGGTGAATGGCGTTGTTGGTTTAGTCATCATTCTACTACTCCTTTAAACGGCCAACCGCGATAAGCCGCGTCTATTGGCATGTAATCATACTTCTTAACGCGCACCCGGCTACCTGTTGCCCCGCAATCGCATTTCAAGAAGGCTACCAACCTGCGCCCTCCAAACACCTCCCAGAGGCGAGGTTTGCCGCCACACTTTGAGCACGAAACAACTCCGTTTTGCCAGCCGTCTAGCGTTTCTGGTTTAGTCATTATTTGCCCTTTCTAAGTTCCGTTTTGCCATTGAATTTCTTTGTATGCGTCGTGCTAAACCCCCGGCTTTGCATCTTCTGCTTTGGCTTGGCAAGGTGTGCGGCTTTACTCTCCGCCTTCCTCATGAGCTTCTGAGAGGGCGTTAAAGCCTCCTCCTCAAGCCGTGCCTTCTCTTTCTTTTTCGTGCTTGCAATGCGGGATTTAGAGCTGTTTTTCTTTGTCGCTTTGGTCCCGTTTGTGATAATATCATGGCAGGCTTTATGTGAAAATCGGCAGTTATCCGGCTTATCTTCACCGCCTAACGCCAGCTCGTGAATGTGTTCCTTCTGGATAGCATTAGGGGCGCTAGGTTTAGCCCTCACATCCTCAGGAGTGAAAGGAACCCCGCACTGGAAACATGGCACTACCGTCTGATAGGTCATGATCTCCAATACATCCTTATAGGTTGTTGTCTTACGAGCCATTAACACTCTCTTCAATGTGCTTGTTGACAAACTCACCACACCAACCAAACCTTTCAACTTCTGGGTATCCAATCTCACTAGGCGGGTTACGCTTGCATTTGTATGGCGCAAAGAAACTGCAATTTGTACACGCCTTTCTAGCCTTTAATTTAACGCGGTTTTCTGCTATAATCTGATTTCCAGCCTCACCAAGCGCAAGCTTATCGTCTGCGGTTACGTGGCAGAAACTACAACGATCTGCGGCCTCTTCAATGTCTGAAAGCCCTCTCTCACCGCATTCACACGGAGCGCCCATTTGATCATCCATCATTAACACTCTCTTCAATGCAAGCAACTGGTTGGGCGTCGGGCTCTTTAAATTCCTCTAAGGTTTTTACAAACAGCGCGGCAATGCCTATGCCTACAAATATCCAAGTAATTGGTCCTGAGTTGCTCATACTCACCCCTCCTCTGGGTTAAATGGGATGCGGTAGTGGGTGTACGCTGTTACGTTATCAACGGGGCAGAATTGAGCCCCGTCCGAACAGGCGTGCCAATGATCATCAACCACGGAAATCGTTTCCCATAAACTACCATTCCACGCCTCAACGTCAGTCCCATCCCTAGGAGCATCCTTAAAGGGTTTACACTCAGCTTGACGGTAGGCGAGGATAGCTTCGTAAAGATTACCAGGCTCTTCGTTCTTCGAAGCTTCTTCGTAAGCCTCTTCAGCCACATTAAACGCATCTAAATCTAAATCACTCATTCCCCACCCCCTGTCTGCTTACGATACAGATCAAGCAACGCCCGAGCATCACTCACTTCGTCGGCGTTCAATTTACGCTCAGCGACCAGCTTGCGCATGATCTTTGGGTCAAAGCCCGTATTCTCAGCCTCTTTATAAATCTCTTTGATGTGTTCCGTTCTCTCTTGCTTCTCAACCTCAATATTCTCAATGCGGTTAATGTAGCGAGTTAGCTGCTCGTGTTGTAGTGGGGACGATTCTTCTGGTGCTGGCGTGTGTTCAATCACTTCACCATGCTCATCGAAAGTCGTTACTTCGCCGCTGGACGTTGCTTTAATGCTGTTCCAGCCGTTATTTTCTGTATCTGTCATGTTGATTCCTTTGGTTTGTTTATCCGTGGCTCTCATTGAGCCCTTCAAATGGGTGTGAGTCGTCAAAGTGGTCGTCACAAGTATATTCGACATAGCCGCCGTGACGGTGTGAATATTCAATCTGCTCGCTTTCGTCAAATAGATCAAAGTCGGTGTTTACGTCGCGCCCATTATTGCAATTGGTAACTACTCCATGAGTAGCCTTGTCGCCACACTCAAAGCAAAACTTACCCGGTATAATCCCTTTCCTGATTTTTGACTTTGCGTAATGACCCACTTTCATTTGCGCCGAAGATCTACCGCTGGCCCGGTAATCTGGACCTGAGATTTTCGTAACCTCTGTCTGCTTTTTAGCTTTGCATGATTTAGAACAAAACAGACCCCATCCACGCGCATCATCCGCCACGCGAACGAGCATTGCTGTATCACAGGTCTGACATTTTTTTGTAATCATCGACGCCACGGGATTCTCCTTTGGTTTGTTTGCATGGTCATTATACGACGTAAACAACACACTGCAAGTTAAATGTTGGCAATTCGGTCAACTATGGTGTAATATACCTAAGTCATTGAAATTGCTAATTAAAATGGAATGGAGTCTGGGTCATCAGCATAGCCCGAATTATCATTCTGCTGTTGAGATTGACCGCCTTTATTAGCCCCATAATCCCCTTGCCCAGCACCTTCACTAGAGCGGCTATCCAACATAGTAAGAGTAGAGTTAAACCCCTGCAATACAATCTCAGTTGAATAGCGGTCATTGCCTGATTGGTCCTGCCACTTGCGAACCGTCAGCTTGCCAGATACGTAGATCTTAGAGCCCTTCTTCAAGTACTTCTCAGCAACCTTGCAAAGCCCTTCACTGTAGATCACGATAGGAACCCATGTTGTGCTTTCTTTTTGTTCCCCAGAATTTTTGTCGCGCCATTTCTCAGAAACAGCCAGCCGCAAGTTAACCACAGGCTTTCCATTCTGCATTGTCCGAGATTCAGGGTCAGCCCCTAAGTGTCCAATAAAATCACATCGATTAAGCATTATTCAATTCCTCATATTTGTTTTTAAAAATATCGTCACGTTCAGTAGAAAACTCTGCTCGTGTTGGGTCCCAAATCAGCCACCACTCAAAACCTACCGTGAGGAGGGTCCTATCACCACGGTACAAAGTAACCCAGTCGCCAGTGTATGATGATCTGGTGGAGTTATCTCGATCATAAGCCCATGAGCCAATATGACCATCAACACCCCCGTCCCATTGTATCGCCTCAACCTCTACAGGCTTTGTTTGATACTTCATTATTCACATTCCTTATATTTGTTTTTGAACCCTTGGTCACCACATGCGTCAAAGGACTTTCCGTTAAAAATCAACCAATCAGTAGGCGCTAAAGTAAGCATCTCCTCACCTGCATCAGGCCAAACCCAAAAAATACTGTCACCAAGGCTAAGGCGAGTGTTTGGCTTTCTACTCAATGCCCATGACGATATATCCCCATGCGACGGTCCATTCCACTGCATCGCTTCTACAGCTACAGGCTTTGTTTGATACTTCATTGGTTATCCTTTCCTTTGTAGGTCCATCCAAACATTAAATGAGCTGGATATGTGTAAGTCAAAACATCACCCTTAAATACATGGAATTGACTGTAATGACCCATCGGACCAAAGCCGTCGGCGCTAAGTACAATCCGAGTAACATCCCCAGACCCGACTAAGTAAAAATCGCCGAGTTCAGATAGATTAAAAGACAAAATCTCTGCTAATACTCGTTTTTCATCAAATACGTCCATTGTTTATTTTCCTTTCAATATACTTCTAATAGGCTCCCACACTTCAGCGGTTGCCAGTTCATCTTCTAACCAAGAGCTACGTATTGTTCGCTAAATTCTTCTTTGTCTAAAAAATCTATCCGTCCACCAATTCTAGCAACGAGGAAAAAGCCGGGTAAGGCGGTCATTGTAGTCCCGTGTTTAGGAGTGAACCGTAAATCATCATCATAGAAATGGTATAGGTCGTCTTTCCTTTTTACGGTATCCAGCCAATGTGTAAATTTAAACCGCTCAAAACTCCCTAGTTTTTTATGACCTTTAAACTCAATGTATTTAAAAGGTAGTCGATCACCCTTCTTAAAACACTCATCCATATTCTATCCCTTCAATATTTCCCGTATTGGTTTCCAAACCTCAGAGCTGTTTAATTCATCTTCTAACCAAGGGGCTAGAACCTCTCTTACATGGTCTGCTTATTTATTAAACACAGGGCTTTTACTAAGAACGGCCCTTAATTTCTTCATTTCAGGCTCTGGATAGGCCCACATATCGGATAAATAACCAATTCCTATTGCCTCACCTGTTCTGACGTAGTGCGCAAAAGCCTCTACAAGAGATTTCAAAGTGCCGCCATTAGAAAAACCATCCCAACGGCCACCTACAATTATTGGCATGGTCTTCTCAGTGTAATTATCTACCCATTTTAAGTGGCCCGCACCATCTGCCTTCATGCAAGCAACCTTATTGGTTTTAGGTGTATAGAAAAACCTACGGCCATATGAGGCAATTTGAACAACGGCCTTGTTTACATCCTCTATCCTTTGAGCTTTGCCCATCTTCTATCCTTTCAATTATCGCCCACCGGGGTTTGTTTGTGCCCGAACACTACTTTCCTGAGTACGTCTAGCATCTGCCAAGGCTCTCAAGTTATTATAGCGCGTGCTGGCCTTGATTGCATTCTCTTTAGCTACCCGTACCCCGTCAATATGAGTGATATATCGGGTGTCAGCCGGGGCTAGATCAAAGGCGGCGGTCTTGGATTTGCCCGCCTTAATCAACTCCTCAGCAATAGTTGCCAAAATAACCTTTTTCATATTCTCCATTTGATCGGAGAGGGCTTGAGCTTCTGCCCATGTATCCCCCGCCTCACATAGTTGCGTGAATATCTCGTTAGGGTTGTAGGTGTAATCATGCTGGGTCATTGTCAGCACCCCCGTCAAGTTTCACCATCTGATCACCGTAGGCTTTCAATAGGCTACCGGGCGCTTTATCGCTGTATTTGCCGATCTCTTCAACACGAGTGTGTGTCTCTGGATTAGTCCACCATGCCTCTAGTTTGTCGCCAGACGTAAACTCAGAGATTTGCTTACCAATGGCTTGCGCGTCCCGCTGGGCGTTCTGCTCAGGCGTTGGCTTTTGTTGTTTAGCCGGGGCTGTGTTGGTTTGAGGGCTCTTTGCAGCCGCTGCCCCATCATCATCATCGTCAGGAGCTACACCAACCGCAGCCGACAAAGCCGCCCGACGCGCATAGGTTGACGCTGCCACTAACCCTTGAGCGTCTTGTTTACCAATAGGAACGCTAAACTCTGCTTTGATCCACTGGCCATTACACGCTAGCCGGGTGATAATGTGAAGGCGTCCGTCCTCTGTATGCAATGGCCACTGGGTAACGCTCACACCATTCTTAGATAACGCTTCACGACAAGCAGACCATACAGACGCTAAATCTGCGTACTTGGATTTGAAGAACGGGTTGTTCTTATCCTTAACAGCCGCTTGGATCTCGCCTTGGGCCTTTGCCATAGCCGCGTCTAAGTCAGCGGTTTGTGGGCTTGTGCTGAACACTAATTGCTCCATGACGTTCCCTTGATGGCCCGCTGGATTGTCATGGTCGCTACGTTGTATTTCTTGGCTATGGTCGCCATGGGGGTCTGACATTTTTCATATTCCTTTTTGATGTTTAAAACGTCTTGCTTTGTAAGTTTGCTCATTGGGTTTTCTTCACCAAAGCGAGATTTAGGGAATCTGGCCCGCCCTTTGGCTATCATGTCGGCTACGTTATCAGCCTGAGTTCCAAGAAATAGGTGGTCTGGGTTAACGCAATTTCGCACATCGCACTTGTGGAGCACTTTCATTCCATCAGGGATTGGGCCGTTACTGAACTGCCATGATACACGATGGGCAAATGTTGACCCATATTTTTTGGAAGTTCGCCCATAGCCAGAAGCGTCCCGGCTACCACACCAATACCAGCATTCCGACACACCAAACGCTATCCTTCGTACGAATCTATCAAATGGCGTTCTTTTGTCCGAAGCATTTGTTAAAAAGCTCTGCGTCGAAGAAACATAATCAGCTATAGCCCGCCCCTCAATCTCAGGACAACCAGAGGCTTGAGCCTTAGCTAATGCTGTGGCGAGCTTGTCAATCTCTGGTGACATTTCCATTAGAATGATTCCTTTGTTGTATCCACGCGAACCCCCGGAAGGGCACACCTCTTGTTACGGACATGAATTTCTACGTAATTATCCATTGTGGCGCGGAGGAAGTCTTTGTCGTGTATTGCCATCCAATTCAGAAGCGCCTTGTACTCAGTTATAACACCAATCCGCTTGGTCCGCAGCCCCTTTACCGTCGGTTTCGCAACTTTCTTGGCAAACTTCTCCGCCTCAATAGCCTCATCTGCAAGCTCGGTAGTGTTCCGTGCATCCTCAATAGACCCCGAACGCTGCTCAGTTGCCGCCTGAATAGCTTCAGCCTTAGCTTTGGCCGCTGCTTCATTGGCAATGCGTGTCGCCTCCTGTTGGGCCTCTAAGAGCTTCTGCTTGTATGGGTCAATGAGGTCGAGTAGGCATTTAATCTGCTTATCAATGTCGGCTGTGACTGGATTATACAGCCCTTTAATGGTATTATTGGCCTTGTCATAGGCCGTTTTGATTGGGCGGTATTCAGTTTCTTTAGCCGCTGTAACCTCTTTCTTTGCATCCTTGAGCAGCCCCAAGAACTCCTCAGCTTTAACCCATCCCTCATCATTCTCAATAGGCTCACCAGTTGCCAGTGCCTTTACTGCGTCAAACACATCGTCATAGGTTGCAAGCACTTCCTCAAGGGGTGAGGGGGGGTGATTATGCCCTGCCTGTGGGGTTTCGTCGGTCAATGCGATGTCTCCTGCAAGCTCTCAAGAATGAGCTTCAAATCTTCAGCCAACTCAAAGTCGCATGTTTTCATATCCTTAAGTGCGAACCCCAAAAGGTTTGTAATTGCGGAATGGAGAGCCATTGTTAATTCGTCAAGCTCCTCGAACCCGTCTTCAATTGTGCCTGTGTTGCTCATTGCTTATCCTTTCTGTATTTTTGTGCGGTTCCGCTCGTAGTCCACTTGCAGCTTTCTTAGGGCAATAGCCTTGGACTCTTCTTCCCGTCTAATCTTTGCCGCCCGATCCATCTCCCGCTGTAGTCTATCTTGCTCTTCAGAAGCTAGCCGTTCAACCTGCTCTTTGTCGGTCTCTGTCCGGGTGATATTTATGTTATACTCAACATCCTCATAACCCGTCCACTCTGCTTCTATTTCAATTGAGGTTGCTGTAGGGTTACCGTCTACAATATCTTGCAACGCCTTAATTACATCTTTTGCTTCGCCGAAAATCCTTTCGCCGCATAGGATTTGTGTGATCTCTTTTCTATCAACGCTCATGACAATCTCCCTTTCGTTGTTATCAGCCACTTAATCCACTGGGAAAACCAGTTGCGGCGCTTACGTGTTCCCATGATGTAATCACGATCGAATCTCATTGTGTCGTGTACGGGGTTCATAAATAAAATCCACCTAAGAACCCAGCAATAAATGCCGCAGGGAGAAACGCGCGGGCAATCCAGACTTGCTTTGTATGCCATCTTGACAGAAATGCTCCGTCCTCAAGAATTTGACCAACATAAGCCCGAACATATTCTGGGTCGTGGATGTTGTTCTCTAATCCTTTTTTCAAAACAAAGCACCTCCGATAATACCGCCAGCTACAAACAACATCCCGGAAATAAAACACATAAGCTTGATAATAAACCGTTGATTGTCGTTTTCGGTCTCCAACCAGCTTACAGTATTTGACTGGTTTAGACGTGAGGTTTTTAGGCTGTGAAGCGCATTTTGTACATCTTCTGGCATTGTCTCATCCTTTGTTTTGTTTGTTGTTTACACCATTAATATAGAGGCACTGAATGGGATTGCAAGCGTTAATCGGTTTAATTTTCGACAATCATCCAGAGCGTAGGGTCTTCGAGGTTTTGGACTTTATATCCAGTATATGGAATGTGACCCCACTCACGGATTTCCCATGCGTTGTTGTCGAGGATCAAATCGCCTTTGTCGGTTGAAACGGCTAGGACCATGTGGCCTGTATCGTCCCAAGTTTTGACCATAACCAACCGCATAGCACCAGCGGGCCAGCCCTTTTTGAGTAGCATTTGGCGCTTTAATAGTGCATAATCTTCACAGTCTCCGAGACCATCGCGGGGCAAAGACCAATACTCTTTCCGGCCAAAGTTGCTTTGATCGCTCATGGGAGTGATGGTCTTGTTTACCTCATCATCAACACCCTCAAGCTCATCATATAGAGCCTCGGTCAATTCAACCCGCTCAGGCACCATTGCCAAGCAGAAAGCTGGAGCCCTCACACAGTACTGAGAGTGTGCTAGAGGACGGCTAGAGCTTTCACCCGTGGTTGTGATGTAATCTGCACTAACGCCACCAGAGAGGCTTATAAGGGCGGCGGCAATGATTAGAATGTGTTTCATCGTAGAATCCCTTCATATTTTGCGTCAACAAGCTTAACCGCTTCCATTGCAGAGGCGTCCGTAGGAAAACTAACAGCGCCGGGAACAATAAGAATCCGACCAAAAATAGTGTACCACTTACTAAGATCAACGTCATAAACAGCATAATAATTACCGCGCGGATATTGAGAAGCAGGCTTAGCCCATTCCTTCTCACTCATTACCTTCAATTCATGCATAGCAACATCAAGAAGGTCTGCCTTCTCAGCCTCTTCTCTGGTGCGATGGAGATTCCCACGAACTAGAATCTTGCGGTGATTATCAATGCCGCTTCCGTCACCATATATAAATTCGTAAATTTCCCCCGCGTCTGTCAGATACCAAACGGCATCACCTTTCTGAGGCCAAGACGTATCTACTACAGGTTCACTCTCAGAGGCCAGAAACACTGCAAGGCTGCTGTCGGGCGCTAATTGATAAATATTTTTGTCAGCCTCACTCTCAGCCGGGGCTTGTTTAGCCTCTAGGGCTTCAAGTTTCTCAAACACCTCTTTCGTTGTGAGGTTTTGAGCGCTCAAGCAGCGGAGTAGGTGGGCCACGTCAGCCTCTAATTTCTTGATGGTTGTGCTTTCAGCAAGTCCTTTAATATCCATTATCTCATTCCTTTAAGTTGTTGATTAATCTACATCGCTCACAAGCATGGCGTCCGTGTGAAACTTGCTGTCAATCTCAATCTTTCCTGAAATTAGGCCAGAAATGAAATCTAAAGCATCTTTTTTTGTATCGCCAACCGGGTGCCCAATACGGTCCATAGTTAGCCTTCCCCATTCATAGTTTGTTGCGGGCGAATCTCTTACCAGACGCCTAAGATGTCTCAAGGCCTGCTCTGATGTCCGCTCTGGCTCCAACCGGATGCCGAAAAAAGACACCTCGTTTCCTGATGGACGGTAATAGGTATGAGCGTCTACTGTGAAGATATAGCCATTTTGCAAGGCGTCTCCCAACTCTTCATAATTCAAATGCCCGCACTTTGTCATTACATCAACAACACCGCCATCTGGATAAACAATCTTACCATAAGGCACGTCTTGGCTGATGCCGAATTCGTCTTTAACAATCATTACACTCTCCCTAGTTGTTGTTTGCGCTTTTGTTCAATTGCTTCTGGTGGTATATGCCGCTTGATAAAGTCCGGTAGGATGGCGGGGACTTCTGGGTGGCCTTTAAGCCACTTAAGAGCAAGAGATTCGGATATGTCTATCTCTGCTTGATTTTTATACGAAAAAGCGAACACCCTTTGCGCAGTGCAGTCAATCGCACACATAAGGGCGGTATCGGCATGTTCCAGCTTCAAAGGTTTATCCTCACCATCATACACCCGGTAATGATCTGTATTGTCAAGATGTGCCATTATTCATCTCCTTCAATAAGGCTGGCAAGGAGTGTCATATCAAACTCGCCTTCTGTGAGATTGCCGCCGTCATCATAGGCTTTAAAGAGCCCATCACTGAAATTAACGCGCATCTCGTGGCAATCAGACAAACCAAAAGCCTTGCCTGCATCATTGGCGACGTAGTTGGCACAGGCTAGTTCGCCATAATAATTCTGCTCCATATCTTCGCATTTGCCGACAAATAGGCCCATGATATAAAGATTGTCCATTATTCATCTCCTTTGTATGCGTCAATTGTATCGCCAACCGTGTCATCAATTCCATTACAGAAGTCTTCATATGTATCAACGTCATGGTATTGCTTGGCAATGGCTTTAGCTTGGTCGAGCAGAGCGCCAATCTTCAAAGAACATTCCGCGTTGTTGATGATGTTAAGGGCTTGCTGGTTGAAGCTCTTGCGTTGGGCGGGGTTCATAAAGCGGCCTGCGTGTTGAGTGTTCATTGGGTAGCTCCTTTGTTTGCTGTTGATATAAAGGTAGGGCATGAGGAGCGTCTTGTCAATGGGATCGGCCTATTTAGTTTGCAAATAAATGCGACGGCCGTGCGGTATTTGTCGTTGACACAATAGGAACCGCCCTTTATGGTGAGCTTATGACAACAGACTTTCTCCAATTGCAGATTAAATGGTTCTGCTCACATCATGGCCTAAGCCTCACTGAGTTTGGTAAGCAAGCTATAGGCAACGGTAGTTTTTACGGAGACCTCAAGCGAGGCTCAGACATTAAACTCGGAACTCTGAAGCGGGTTAATGATTTTATGTTTCAATATGGAAAGGAATAGAGATGAACGCAATGAAACACTATATATTATCCCGGTTACGTGACGGGGAAGAAATACGGTCTTGGGGCGCTGGTCCGTTGGTAGGTAGGTTAGTTGCAAATGCTTTACATGCGCTTGGCGAGGAAGGCTGTATTGATGTTGAGGCGCGTGGTGAAATCCATATAACCGACAAAGGGACTCAGTACCTAAAGGAGAATCCAAAATGAAATCCACCCAACAAATACACAAGGACCGCCAACGAGCCGCCCGCAAGGTAAACAAGGAGATGTTAAAGGACGTGCCCCTTCTCAAACGTCGCCGCATTAGAAAGGCTTTGGGCCTATGAACACACCATACACCCGCAAAGTGGTGATAGGCGATTGCACTTTGTATCTGGGTGATTGCCTAGAGGCTATGCGCGATATCCCAGATGGTTCGGTTGATATGGTCCTGACTGACCCGCCATATGGCACAACGGCCTGCAAGTGGGATAGCGTAATACCGTTTGCACCTATGTGGGAGCAGTTGAAGCGGATTATCAAGCCTAACGGGGCTATCATTTTGTTTGGGCAGGAGCCCTTCAGCAGTGCGCTACGCATGAGCAACATAGAATGGTTTAAATATGACTGGTACTGGCGTAAAAATAAAGCGTCAGGCTTTCAAAATGCCAGACTAAAGCCCTTGAAGGATATCGAGGTTATATCGGTATTTAGTGAAGGAAAGACCGCGAACGGGTCAAAGAATAATATGCCTTATTATCCTCAAGGCGTCGGAGAGGGAAAACCTCGTGTCCGCCCAAGGTCCTATAACAAAAGCAGCGCCGTAAGCCCTGACCGAAAATCCCGAAATCCTATAGAAATGGGTAAGGGTAGTAATTATCCTCGTCAAATATTGAGCGGTTATAAGCACCATTCTAATACACAAGCTCACCCCACCCAGAAACCCGTCGCCCTGATGGAATATCTCATCAGCACCTACGCTAACGAAGGCGAAACGGTGCTGGATTTCACAATGGGTAGCGGGACAACAGGTGTTGCGTGTCAAAGCCTCACTCGATCATTTATTGGCATTGAACTGGACTCCGATTACTTCAACATTGCCTGCACGCGCTTGCAGCCGGAATATGGCGAGCCGGATCTTTTTGTAGCACCCCCAACAACAAAACCAACCCAAGAGGATATGCTATGAACATGAGCAGCGACGAATACAAGCGCGACGTACTGCGCCAACGCGGACCCAAGAAACGCAACAAATACGGGGCAATCAAAACCGTTGTTGACGGCATTAAATTTGACTCCAAAGCAGAGGCCCGCCGTTATGGGCAACTAAAGGTCCTCAAGAACACAGGTGTTATCTGGGACCTAGAGCTTCAACCTAAATTCCCGGTTGTTGTTGAGGGCAAGAAGATCTGCACATACAAGGCAGACTTCTCCTATATCGAGGATGGCAAACGGATTGTTGAGGATGTTAAAAGCCCTATCACTGCTAAGAATTCTACTTACCGGATCAAAAAGAAACTAGTTGAGGCAATTTACAACATTGAAATAAAGGAAACATCATGACAGCACCCTCACACCATGAAACAAAGATGAAATTCATCAAGGCGACTGAACGCAGAATTAATGCTCAAATCCTGCAAATTATAACACTTTGCGCGACTAAAAACGAGCCTATCCCTACGCAAAACACGATTGCAGCCCAGTTAAATATCGAACGTAGCCGCATTCCCCGTGCTCTATATGCACTGGTGCGCGATGGAAGCATCATCAAGAGCGGTGAGCGCGGGTCCCGAACCTACACTGTCACAAAGATTGGCATGACAACGGGCAATCTAAACGCCCCTGCTAAGGCCCCCTCAGAAGGCCCCAGAGAGCCAAGCGCCCCCGCCCCTCTAAAGTGGTTAGGGTCTGCGGATAAGCTCCTTAAAAAGCTCAAGCTGGACGATGAGGCCATTGCAGAGCGTATGAAGCTGCGCCGTGATGAAATGGGCCTAGATGTAGAGCCGGAGGTGGTGCTATGAACGCAGAGCCAAACAGGAGAGACTGGATTACCCTAGATAGTGCCCCTCTTCTAAATAAATCACTATCGGCACATATCATTGATGCGGTGTGTGATTGGTCGGACGTTCGGCGCGATGACCTGTTTAGACATTCAAGGCTTACCCAGTACATCATCCCCCGCCAGATGACCATGTATTTGCTCTATCACCTAACAACCCGGTCATACCCTAGCATTGGGTTTTTCATGGGCCGGGACCATACGACCATCATGCATGGGGTTAGAAAGATTGAGGGCCTAGTTGAGCATGACAAGCCTTTAGCTTCAGCCGTCGTGGCTTTGGAGAGCAGAGTCATTGACTTGCACACGCGGTAAGTTATAATCAATCAATACGGTGCATAAAATGGAGGAAGTAATTACCCTTCAGGCTTTTTCACACGCCTCAGCCCGCCGTTTATTTATCTAAGGTGTGATTACGAGGCGAGTGTATGAGCGACAAGCATATTCCATATTTCAACTTCTACCCATCGGATTTCATGGGCGGCACTCGCGGGCTTTCTGCTCAGCAGGTTGGCGTGTACATGATGCTTCTATGCAAGATCTATGAGGATAATGGACCCGTAGAATTTGACAGCTACAAGCTCTCCACATATTGCGGAATGAGGGAAAACACCTTCATTAAAATCTTTGATCAATTGGTTAGATTGGACAAATTACAGCACGAAAATGGGGCTGTTTTTAATGAGCGAGCGCAAACGGAAATTTCAAGTCGTGCGAACACTTTGAAAAACAATTCCAAGGCCGGGAAAGTAAGTGCCCAAAAAAGGCAACAAAAACAACGATCCAATCCAACGGGTGTTCAACGGGTGTTCAACCATACAGACTCAGACTCAGATACAGATACAGTTAAGAAAGATATATATACCGACCAACAAGAATTGATCCCGTCTGAACCTGCCAAGCCAAAGCCGAAGAAGAGGCGACGGAAACCACAACTCCCATTGCCAGCAGACTTTGAAATGCCGGAGAGTTGGATAGCGCCCGCGATAAAAGATGGCGTACCAGACCAGCTTATTGCCAAGCAATTTGAGAAGTTCAAAAAGCACCACCTTTCAAAAGGCAACGTGATGGCCGACTGGAAACAGGCATGGGGCACATGGACCGGGAATTACCAAGATTTTAAACCACGAGGAAATACCAATGACGCAAGATCTTACAACCAGAAACCAAACAACGGCGGTGGCGACACCTCAAGGCGCGCTCACGCTGCCGCGATCTCTGGGAACAATGCTCAGCACTTTGGAACTGGACTTCAAGAACCAATTGACATTACCCCCCCCAGAGTTCGACAGGTCGATTGTATTGAGCAAGGTTGAGGAGTTTGAGGCCGCGCTGGTGCCCGCAACGCATGGTGAAATTGAGTTCTGGTTGAGAATGCTGGCCGCTGGCAAGGCTGTGAAGGGCGCTTCTGATTTAGACGCTGATGATCTCAAGATGAAATACGAGCAATATTATGCGGTTTGGGGCGGAAAGACGGACAAACACCACGGCATTCCTGCTGGTATGCTCAAGGATGCGTGCGAGAATTGGATTGTGAGGAAGACGTTTTTCCCCGGTGTTGAGGAGATTGTTGCGGCTGTTGATGTTCGTCTAACAAACCGCCTTTCAGTGTTAAGGAAGTTGAAAGCACTGGCAAACTATGAGACGATAGAGGCTCCCAAAAAGAGCGACTTAACCAAAGAACAACGTGAGGCTTTAACGGCACCGCATAGAATTTTAAAGGATATGAGCGATGATTAATATTGAAATAAAAGAGAAGCGCCCTCCAAAACACCCCGGATACCCGTATCTTGGGAAAAGCAATGATGGATATGCCGGGGCGATATTGTTTATCAGCAAGGATCTAGGGGTATCTATTGGATATGGTGGAGAAAGTTCGATGGGTCCTGTAGAATATCATTTTGAGGGTAGTTTCGAGCCTTCAGATTATAGCCTGATTTTGGATTATAATGGGCGCTCAAAGGAGCCATATTTAGTGTATGATGGCCTGATGGGTACAATGCCGGGTGGATAGGCACCCAAGAGGAACGCCGCGCACAAATAGCGCAAAGCCTCAAACAAATAACAAAGGATATGAATGATGTTTAATAAAGAAGGGCTCCAACGATACGTAAACTCGCCGTTGATTTCTGTGGTTGAGTTATTCACAGATCACGACTGTAATCCTGATGACGGCGACTATTCGGCTAAATTTAGTTTTTCTGGTTTTATCGACAAAGAGGTTTTCGACGCCGCTGAGACAGCTATTATTGATGGATTTGATTTTAAATCAATGAAGCCTGAGGTAACATACACTGTGACTATGAAGTTGGTCGAGGAGTTTGAGGACTATTTTATAAACAAGCATTTTGAGATTACCGACACAATAGAAACCCCATTTAATTAAAGGATATGAATGATGGATATTAGCAAAGAGTTCTGTGTTAAAATGGCAGCTCTGGAGGATGGTCAAGATATATATGCCAACTCACCAGAAAGGCTTGCGATGGAAAAGGCGATAGATGAGTTTGTGTCATATCGCGGTGATGCCTTGATTGATGGGGATGTTGAGATCTTTATTCGAGGGTATATTGCCGGAGGATACGATGCGGTTATGGCCACGGCCTGTGATGGATCTTTTAAGGAGCCAAAGAATGACTAAAATCAAATTAGCGCCCCCGGTTTCTATATGCAGTAATTGTGGCAGGACGCCTGTCCTTATCTCCAAGAACTGGTGGGCAATCTTTAAAAGAGAAGATGTGCGACTAAGGTGTTATTGTGGAAAAGATGGGACATGGGTTAAGCCATTGAGCGGCGATAAATCCCTCCGTCATACAGCAGCCCGAGGATGGGCTAGCTAGGAAAGGAAAGCAGATGATAGATATTATTTGGTATTTAGGTTATGGGGCATTGGCAGTAGTAGCCTATTTCGCTCTGAGCCTGATTATTGGCGATTTACGTGGCATAAAATAACCAAAGAACAACGTGCAGAGCTAATAGCCCGCACCACACGCTTAGGCAAAACAAAGGATAACGAGAGTGGATAACACAGATAGTGGCGCTAAATGGGTTTGTGGCGCAGAAATTCACGAACTCGCGGGAGGTGGATATACGGTTTCGGTACAAGGTCGCGACGGGCTTTCTGATGCAGAGATAGCTAAAATTATCAAACTGGTAATGAATCATATTGAGAAAAACCCACAAGAATCCAACACAGGAACAAAGGATGAAGATAATGAATAACGACAAATGGCTATGCACTGCTACGGTGTTTCAAAAAGAAGATGGGCGATTCACGGTCTATCTGGATGGTGAGCCGGGCGCGTCAATGGAAGAAAAAACATACGCGTTTATTTTTGCGGCCAAGGCGTTTGAGAAAGAATGGGACCTAAGCGTCCAGCTTACCGACTATCCGGCCCCCACAACCCCAAAGACCACCTAACCCATAGAACACCACCAACAACCCACCCCGCCTCTCCTGAGCGATCTGAGAGGCATACAAAGGATAGAGATGTGAATGATCTAGTTAAACTCATCACCGACGATGATGGCGTGGCTATAGAAAGCCCGGAATGGTGTTTGATTTACTTTGGGGGCGGCTCGGTAGTTACTTTGTGTTCAAGGGAAAGCTTTGGGTATGGTGATGGGCCTGAAGATTACCTCACCAAAAAAACCGAACGCGGTGGAATTACCTGCAATAACTGCTTGGCAATAATCAAAGAGATTAAGGCGGTGAAACTATGACCAAAAGAACCCTCCCAGATGAGCTAGGACTATGGCTCACCATAACCGCAGGCTGTACGCTTGGATTAATGTCGTGGCTGTGGTTATTCGGCATTATCTAGTTGACAGGCCGGATTTAATCCCTATATTTAATGGTGTAAACAACAAACAAAGGAACATGATATGAGCTATTCACCGGGGCCGTGGAAAAGGGCAGTGGACTTTTTCGGAGTTGAGGACGCCAACGGAAATCTTGTTTTATTAGAGAAGTTTTCCCTTGGTAGCAGTCACCATTCAGAAGGAAACACCACCCTAGCCTTAGCGGCTCCGCAGCTACTAGAAGAGTTGGAGCATGTAACAAAGGCGTTTGAAAACCTACTTTTGTATGCCAGCCTAAACCCCGCTTGGGCGGATAATGGAGATTCTATTGCAGAGATCACGATTGCCCACTCTCGCGCCATTATCGCTAAAGCTAAAGGTGATGCCTCATGATCACATGGATAATGAATAAGCTCTGCATCCGCTTTGAGACGGAAGAAGAAACCCGCAGGCGCATAGCCAGTGAGCGGAAACATAAGCCCGATTGGGCATAACAAAAGGAACGCATTATGACATTTGACTATTGGCACGAGTGCATTGCTGAAGCTTTCGAGGAGGCAGGTATTGCAGCCACACCAGACCAAGTCTCGACCGTCGTATCATGGGTTGAAGGCGCTCACGAAAATCATGGGCTAGCATCTGGCTCTGAGGTTGCATCATCTAACTACAACGCTGCGGAGAAAAGAGAAAAAGAAAAGCTTCGGGCTGATTTGGCTTTTGAGCAGGAGAAGGGGATTTGTCGTGATTGCAATGGGTATGGGCATATTAGCGTATCCTTGGGCTCTCACGTCGCCACTAGCGAATGCGCCAACTGCCGAGGCGATGGCAAAGTTCACCCGACGAAAGACAAGTCTCGGTATGTTTAAAATCGTCGTAATGTTCCACAGTGGGCGAGAGAAGACACAACAACACTCAAGCTTCCTCATTGCCGAGCATAACTTTGAAAAATACTCCGCCGACCCAACCGTTAAACGGGTTATACTGAAACAGAAGAACACAATATTGAGGCGATCATGACAGAAACAACGGAATGGAGCGCGACAGATATTAAAAATGTTGACGATGCGTCACTCTATTTATTGGAAAGCTTTCAGTGGGATGATCGTCCCACACAAGAGAGTTTAATCGCAATCCTCCAAGACATTGCCAATTCCAAATGGATGCAACAAAGAGCCAAGGACGGCAAACAGGTCATTTTGGCTGGAAAGGGATAACCAATGACACAGGAGAACGCAGTCTATAAAGCTATGATTGAGACGGTTCGCCAAGTTGGCATTCCAGCCCTCAAACAATCCACACTATTCATCCGATCCGCCCGCAAATGGGATTTGGAACAACACGCAAAGGATAACCAATGATAAATTGTGATGAAAATAGACATATTGCGACACTTAAGAGCGCTGGAAGTCACGTTATTGATGAGGAATGCGTAACAAAGATTTGGCTATGCAATGATGGGTGTGGCCCGATGGGTTATTACGATAGAATCCACATCTTCTGCGTTTGGGAGCCAGATGATAATTCTGGTGAGGTGCTTTGGAAGACGATCCCGGCTCACATGGTTGACGGGTGGGAGGTTCTTTGATGAACATCAAAGCTAGATAATCCCACACAATAGGGTATACTGAATATTGCGGCGGCGCTGAAAGCAGAAGCGCAGGGTTAGTCAACCCGAATGACGTACCCTCCTCGTGACTCGGGAGGGGTAAATTGCACATTGACTGCATATCGTCGAGTGAGAGTAGCGCCTCACCTGCAATATAGGAGGCTAAAGATGGTAGATGGATGGGGTGGCCTTTGAGCCGCTAATTGAATACTAATTGTGTGGAGATGTGACGGCGGGCTTTTCTTCTTTCAACCGCCAGAATATAGGCAATACGTGTTGAAGCGCGTATACGGCAAAGCAATGTAGGAAACAGCAAGCCTACCCACACAAATACTAAACAAACACTAGACCCCACCAATAGGGTTTGATACAATCAGTTTGTGATGTCGGAGGCGGATTTATTTGTTGGTCCAAGAGTTTTCTCACGGTTCGCTGGGTGTCCTTTCCTCGCGCTCTGTTCTCCGGCATCACATTACTAGAGCCTATATTCATAATCACGCTCCACAAGCGATGTAGTAGAGTTTTGGGACTCCATAAAAAGCAGAGGCAATATGTCTAATTTCAAAGATCTAGTTAAAGCCCGCGCCGACCGTGATCCGGAATTTAAGGCCGCGCTGTTGCAAGAAATTGAAGTGCTGGAGAAAGAAGGCGACACCGACACGGCTGAATGTGTTAAGCAGATGATGGAGAATTAATTCCTCCCGGCATCACATTTCAAAAGGAGCTGTAATGTCTACGTATTCATTTGATAAAAAAATTGGGTTGGGCGGCGTGTCTGTATCGGACTATCACTTCCATCCGGTTTACGGAACGATTGGCCGAAAGATCAAGAGATCTATTGCAAGAAAAACTCGGAGAAGAGCCCGAGAATATTGGCGTAAATCCATTGCTAAGCAAATACAGGATGAAAACAACAATCAAAGAGGATTTCACAATGACTAAAGAACAAACACGGTTTGATAAGTGGATGCTACACAAAGAAGCTGGAGGTAATCGCTATGGCAGGATGTTGGACGACATAACCCCGCTGTGCCGCAGGTTTCGCAAGGGCAATGACGCTAAATTTGCGTTTTATAATGGCGTCCGAGAGTGGGTGAGGGAGGCTTTTAAGGCGGGTGAAAAGAGCGGTATAGATATTGTATTTGAGGCGCTTAATGATGAGGTGCTTGAGACTAAACCCAACACACTAGCAGAGAGTATAATGGAGGGCCTTCAAGACGCGCTTGGATACGTCAAGGCTCTCGCGGATTATTTGGACTCCACTTATCTACCGTCAGAAGAGGAAGAGCGCGGTTCAGCCAAAGACGCGTTTAACGCTGGTTGGAATGCAGCTCTAGGTTCTATCTACACCACAGAGGTTGTGAGTGAGGTTATTAATGATGCTGTAAGAGACAAGCAAGAAAAGGGGAAACGGAGTGACTAAAGATCAAACATCGGACCAGCTTCTTGAGAGCCTAGAAGAGGACGCGTCGCTTGGAATGTATGCGTTTGTGGATTGGTTTGTTGACCGAAATGGACCCATAACACCTGAGCACTTGGACCTTGTTAAGGTGGTGTATCTTGAGGGCTGGATCGAGGACAAACAAGACATTCAAACCATTAAAGACCGTGCTAATGAGCCGCGCACTAAGGTTGATGTGGGGGATTTATGAGCAAGGACAAAAGAGAGTTAGAGGATGCCATGGCTGACTTCAGATCCTCAACAGAGCGGATGTACGAGTATGACTTTGAAGAGCTAATGGAAGCATTCCTCGCAGGTTGGAAAGCAAGAGACAAACAGGAGAGTAAGTAGATGATTGATTACCTACACCAAAACAACATAGAAGATGCTCAAGAATGGTGGAAGAGACGTGATAGCATGATGTTAAGCCCAATGACTGACGCTGGAAAGGCCGTTGCCCTCTTGGTGCTAGAAGTAACCCAACTACGCAAAGAGCTAGAGCGTCTCCACTCAATCATTGACAAGCCCTAACATGCGCTTATAGTGATGGTGTAAACAACAAACAAAGGAATATGAGATGGACGATCTACTAACAGAGATGACTAAGGCCCACCACAGTAAAGAAATTGAGGGATTCTACGTTGATCTTTGGGATCGTTTATACAAGCATGACCAAAGATCAAGGCTGGACAGCATGAAAGCGGCCCTAGAGGTATTAAAGAACCCACCAGAGGAGTTCCTAGAGGCTATGGTGGAGCATATGTATGCAATGAGCCGCCTCGTTGATCTTGGTGACACTCATTTAGACGAAACAGATATGCAACGCCTTCTCCAAGCAGCAATCAATCAAACACTAAAGGATGATGAAGATGGAAAATAATAAAAGCCCTCTAGACGGTAAGCCGTGGTTTGGTGAGGATGTAACCCCGATGTGGATGGCTGTTATTTTTGCTGTTTTTTCTATCGTGTTCCCAATCGTGCTCATATCTCTGATTTGACTTCCCGACCTCAGGAACCCAAAAACCCTAGCAATACCGCCGTATATAGCGTAGAATAAACAAGCTTAAGAGGTGGAACGGCCTCCCATACACCAGTAAGACGCTGGTACATTAGCCGCAAGGTGAAGAGATCCGGGGTTGGGCATCCCGGCTTAAGCATAAACATTGAAAAGGAAAGACGATGATTGAATCTAGAGCAGAAATGAAGGCCAATTTATTCCCATGGCTCAATGAGAACGGGCACCAAGTCGAGGTAAAGGTGCTTGCCTCTAGTGAGGAGGGAAAAGCCACTATTGAGGAGGTGAGTGTTAAGCGCCTTGATCGTGATGTTATGTTTACTCACACCGAATGGCTCCGTCTGGTAAAAGCTGTTGCAGATCTAGCCCGTGGCGCTAAGGACACCCTAAACACAAAGGACTAACCATGCCAAGCAACCTTAAACAAGACGTAGAAGAAGCCATAAAGGATATGGTAATAACCGTGCGCTTTGATAAAGGCTATATTGTATCGCTACCCCTCATGTATCCAAGTGGGGCTAGAGCCTGTGTTTTGGTCGGGCGTGGATCAAGTCAAGAGAGTTTCTTGGTTAGTGATGGTGGCAAAGGCCTTGACGAGGCTCACGGTGCTGGTGTTACCGAGGATGATTATTTACAAGCTGCAAAGTCTGTAGGTGACGCTGCGGGGCTTAATTCGTATATGGGGGTGATTGCGCTTCTCGCCCCTAAACACAAACTCCAAGGTGCTATTATCACAGTAGCTAACGCCTCCCTGAAAGCAGTAGATAGAGCTATAAACACAAAAGGATAGAGATATGTCAGAGTCGATTACATTGAAATGGGGAACCCTAAAAGGGTGGGATGATTTGAAAGAGGGTGGCGCAACATTTGACGCTATCGATCAGTATCATAAGGTAGGCCCGGTGTATGGTAGCTGCATGGCTCAATCTGACAACGTAGTCCAGAAAGAGTTTCTATGCCAAGCTATAGACGCCTGTGATGGTGAAATCTTTAATGATTGGTCGGGGGAGTTCATGAGTAAGCAGGAAGCCAAGGACTACATCAACAATTACCGGAATTGAAAGGATAGAGAATGACACAATACATAGGAGGGGTGGAAAGATCACTTAAGTGCAAGAAGTGTGACGGCTCTCTGGTTTATGCCTATTCAAATACTACGGATTCGGGAAAGGTTAAGATGTGTTTTTGTCACGAAGACCGCCTAAGCCAATTGGAGAGCAAGGAATGACACAAGACACAGCTATATTATTACTCCAGATTGCGTCTGGTTTAGCGGTTATCTGCTTGCTTTGCTCTATGGTGATTGTTGCCCACTGGTTTCTTGATCGTTAATTGACCCTCTCCCCCCAATAGAGTACAATGACAGGGTTAAAACTTGCTCTGACCTCACTAGTCCGAGCGCGGCCCCCGGTTTTAGTCGAACGTCGGGGGCCAATACTCATAGACTTGGAGATACCAATGACTGAAGTTAGCCCGAAACCAACATGGGAAGATAGCGTAACAGGCAACAGCACGGCGGTAACTCTGCCAAGCGGCTATGGCGTGTTGCATATCAAGTCTGCGAGCACATTGGTAGCTGAGTTGGCTATTAGTGTTGACGATGGCGATACATTCCAAAGCACGGGCGATGTCCTAACGGAGGATGTATCACGCGCAATTGGCCAGAACACCCCCTGCCAAGCCCGCTTAGAGGTTTCTGGTGGATCATGTGATGTATTGATCAGCTACCCAACAAACAACCCGGCACGGTATTAATGTTATAATATAACAAAACAAAGGATGAGGTTATGCGAGAATATCCCACAGGCGGCTACCCCTCTGTTAACGGGGTTAGGGCTAGCGCTAAGACAGATGCCTTTGCTCTCGCAAGGTTTCAAGAGAGATGGTTTAAACGCGCCGTTAATGGCGGCAGGTTTAGTGCTAAGACCGCCAACTTTATAGATATGCATGAACAGGCGGGAGAGGCTAATGGGTGAGTTAGAACTATTAACGGTTGGTCGTGTAGCTATGGTTCGGCCTAAGCGGTTCCATCTCTCGGGGCAACGTGTAGGCAAGTCATGGTTTAATGAGCGGTTTATGCAAGAGTTGGCTAAATCCACAGGGCAGGAAGTGAAAACACACACGTTCGGTTCTGGCGTGAAAGGGCGAGCGTTTGATTATATCGTATTTGATGAGGCTAATGGCGGGCAGGAATAAACTTTCTACCATTGCCAAGCAATCTTAAAGACTAACAAACAAAGGATAGAATATGTTCATAGATCCACCAGAGGGCTGTAAGGGTATGCCCATCAACCCAGACAATGTCATTTCATATGAGCAAGTGAAGAGCGTAACAAAAGCCTTGCTGGAGTTTTACACGGCCTCGTCGGACGTTCGGTTTATTTGGTTGTTCCAAACGGAAGAGGAGCGAGACCAAGGAATTGTTTACTTTCGAGAGCGGGCGGATAATCCTCTAGTGCAGGTAATGTCCGGTCCCCCTGATGCGATAAAGATCCATGACGAACGGGTGGATGATGTAGCACCTAAAGAGCCAGAAATGTTTTCTGCTCTAATAGATGATGAGCTTCGCGGGAAGGATGTTATAAAAAGGACCGCTAGCGATATTGTAGAAGAGGCGTTGAAGCAGTCGAGATCTGGTAAAATCGTCGGGATTATTGCCATAGACAGCGCCCTTGAGGAGCTTAGAGCCACAGTAAACCAAGATTACAAACCTTTAATGGGAGCGGGTTATGTGCCGACATTGTATGGTGTCCCGCTCTTTTCCGCCACTGCTCATGGGTATGTGTGATGGATGTAGACAAAGACCTCCCATAAACAAACACAAGAAAGGATAGAGGATGAATTGGATTTACCCGCCTGATTATTGTGACGGTGTGGCTATGAATATAGAGGCCATACAACGATATAAGAAAAGCAGTGATAGCAATGAACTAGAAAGCATCTACGTTAAACGGCTAAGAAAGAAGCAAGCCCCCGGCTTTGTTGAGCCTGATGTTGATGTTTGGGAGGGGATGGTACCTCACAGCAGATCATTTTCAACGTATAAATATAGGTATCTTCCAACCATCAAGTTCTATTTGTTTGGGAGTGAGGTTAAGTGGGTGTTCCTTACGGAGGACCAAAGAGATATGGCTTTTGCAAGTGTCGGCGAAGAAATTAAAAAAACCAATGGAAAGGATAGACAATGACAGAGCTAGAAGAAGTACAAGCCAAATACATTAAGCTGTTAGAGGACAAGCGGCTCCTTGTTGATGAAATAGACAGCAAGCAGCACCGGATTAACAGCCTAACGAAAGAGGTTCGTCGTCTCACGGTTGAGGCTGATTGGTTAAGCCATGCGATCCTCACTCCAGATGGGGCTGAGTTGCTCTCTCGCATCTCAAAGACAATAGAAGCGAATAAGGATACGGTATTAACATGGGAATCTTCTGTAGGGGTTCAGTTTGAGCAATCAAGTGTGCAAGGGTCTATGCAAATCCTTCGGTGTGTGGTGAGTGTTAACAGGGATAATTACACCTTATGGTCAGAGAGTGCACAGGAGCTGGTAATAGGATGACAGAACTAGAAGAGACGGGCTTAACCCCAAAACCTAGGGAGCATGACTTAGCCCGGTTTATATGCAGTACAGCTGGCGCTGGAAAGATTGTGGATTTGATTAAAAAGGTTAATAACTCCCGATGGGGTGAGGAGTTTACCAAAGCAAAGCAGGTGGAGGTAAGGGCGGAGTGGGATAAGGACTTCAAAAATATTCTAATTACAGTATGGTTTGATGGGCATAGTTTTGAAGAGGTAATCCCGCAGCCAGAGTTTAAAACCTCTGATCTATGATGATTAACCCTCACTCTTTACCTAGAACGTGTAATGATATAACATAAGATGTAATAGGGTATAACATAGTGCTATCAATTGTGTAGCAGGTTTAAAACTAGGAGCAAACAATGGCTGGCGGTAGGCCTAAAGGATCAAAGAATTTAACCACTCGGTTTAGTACTGAGCGAATAGCTGAAGTTGCCAAGAAACACGGTGGCGATGCTATCCGTATTTTGCTCAAGATTGCCAAAGATGAGCAGTATCCTGCGGCTTCTAGGGTTGCAGCGTGTAACTCCATTCTAGATCGAGGCTACGGCAAGGCTGTCCAAGGGGTTGCTATTACGGGGTTAGAAGATGGCCCTGTGTTGATCACCATCGGCGGTGAAGACCAGAAGAGGTTCTAGGTTGGACGGATACAAACCCACATTATCACAGTTAAGAGCAGGAAATCTGTTTGCGTCTGATGCGCGGCATATCCTGCTTTATGGTGGGTCACGCTCTGGTAAGACGTTTGAGATTGTCCGCACGATTGTATTGAGAGCCATGGGATGTGAGAGTAGGCACGCTATTTTGCGGTTTAGGTTCAACCATGTGAAGAGCTCTATTGGTCTGGATACATTGCCCAAGGTGATTAAGACCTGCTGGCCGGGCCTATGGGAGCAATGCACACTCGATCAAACAAATTGGGTGCTCAAGGTGCCCAGCGCTGATGGCGGTGTGTCTGAGATTTGGCTGCTTGGGTTGGATGATAAGGACCGGACAGAGAAGATCTTGGGGCAAGAGTTCTCCACCATGTACTTCAATGAGTGCTCACAGATCACGTTTTCATCTGTTGAGACCGCATTAACCCGGTTGGCGCAGAAGACTAAGCTCCGCAATAAAGCGTATTATGACTGCAATCCCCCCGGCCAAAACCATTGGCTGTACAAGCAATTCATTCAAAAGCGTGATGTAGCCTCGAATAAGCCGCTCCGCAATCCAGATAACTACGTGTCGATGATGATCAACCCGGCTGATAATGAGGCCAATCTAGATGCTGATTATCTGCAAAGCCTTGAGGATATGTCTGTTGCTAAGCGTAAACGGTTCAAGGACGGGCTGTTCTCTGCGGCTAATGACAATGCTTTGTGGACGATTGAAGGCATTGAGCAGTGCCGTAGGACGGAAGCAGACCCAGCATTCAAGCGCATATTGATCTCAGTAGACCCTAGTGGGTGTAATGGAGACCCTGACAGCCGATCTGATGAGATTGGTATCATTGTTGGTGCACTGACTGAGGATGGTTATTGCGATATCCTAGAGGATTTGTCCGGCAAGCATGGTCCTACTGCTTGGGGAGCCATTGTTATCGACGCCTTTGAACGTTATGAGGCTGATTGTGTCGTAGCTGAGGTGAACTTTGGCGGCGCAATGGTTGAAGCGGTTATTAGAGCGGCTGCTTTGGCGGCTGGTGTGCAGATGCCCCCATTCAAGGAGGTTCGTGCCTCTCGTGGTAAGGTGGCTCGTGCTGAGCCCGTGGCGGCTCTCTATGATCAAGGTAAGGTTCGCCATGCAGGGGGCTTCTCTGTACTTGAGAACCAAATGTGTGGTATGACTACGGGTGGATACACTGGCGAGAAATCACCAGATCGTGTTGATGCAATGGTTTGGCTGGTGAGTTCTATCTTCACAGCCATGACGAAGGTGAGCTCGGGGCCACAGAGAGCACCTACGATTAATTTAGGTAGATCAGAAGTCCGTAAAGTTTATGGCGGGCAGAGGAGAAGATAAAATGGCGGGTGTAGTACCAGCAATTCTAGGTGGCGGGCTTTTAGCTTCATTGTTTGGGCAAGAGAAGCCTGAGGAAAAAGAGGTGTCTACGCTTGTGCAGCCGGACCCAGACGATCCGTCGCGCCGTATCCGTAACCGTCGTGAGCAGGCGAAGCAGTCCAGAGAAGGTGGGCGAGAGTCTACGCTCCTGACTGGCAACTTCTCGAAACCAAACTTAGGCTAGTGTTATGCACGCAGATCCAGAAGCATTATTTGCACGAAGTAACAATCTGTATACAGGTCGGGGTGATTTGCTGTCTATGTGGCAGGAGATCGCTCTAAACTTCTATCCAGAGCGTGCCGACTTCACGACGCAGCAATCTGTTGGGGCAGACTTTGCCTCGCATCTGATGAACAGCACGCCTCCTCTCATTCGCCGGAAGATGACCGACACCATTGGTGCGCTATTGCGGGCTGATAAGTGGTTTGAGATCTCCACAACGCGTGAGGACCAGCTACAAAACGATAGCAAGAAGTGGTTGGAGAAGCAGACCAAGGTGCAATACCGGGCTATGTATGACCGGAAAGCTAATTTCTCCAAGGTTGCCAAGGCTGGCGATGCTGATATTGGTACGTTCGGCCAGAATGTGATCTCTATTGATCTGGCCTCAAGCGCTGACGCTCTAATCTACAAGGGTTTTCATCTGCGTGATTGTGTTTGGTGTGAGGATGAGTCCGGGAAGGTTGATGAGGTCCATGTAAAGTGGAAGCCTACAGCCATTCAGCTTAACGGGATGTTCCCTGATAGCGTTTCCGACCAAGTTAAAGAGATGGTACAAAACGGGGGCAAGAAGGCTTACACGGCTATCGAATGCCTTCACATTGTTATGCCTTGGGCCAATTATGAGCCCAACTTACCCAATCCACTCCCGAACATGCCGTTTGTGTCTATCCATATGGAGAGCGACACTAAACAGCTGCTTGAGTTCAAACAGGTTCGCCGTAACCGCTACAACGTGGCCCGCTGGTCAACGGTAAGTGGCTATCAGTACGCACACAGCCCAGCCACAATGGTTGCTCTCCCTGATGCCCGTATGATCCAATCAATGAGTTTGGTTCTGTTGGATGCTGGGGAGAAGGGCGTCCAGCCTCCTATGATTGGTGCCCATGACGCATTCCGGTCAGACCTTAACTTCTATTCGGGCGGGTTTACCTCGGTTGATATGGATGGATTGCGGAGCGTTAAGGATGCAATCACGTCTATTCCAATGGATAAGACAGGCCTCCCTATGGGCTTCGAGATGCTTGAGGGTGTAAAGCGTGGCATGGCTGACCTGATGTTTTTGAATGACCTTAAGTTGCCAAGCCTCGATGGGTCTGAAAAGACTGCGTATGAGTTCCAAAAGCGTGTGCAGGAGGCGGCGCGTAATGCATTGCCACTTCTTGAGCCTATTGAGAGTGATTATAATGGCGGTATCTGCGAGAAAACCTTTGGTGTTCTGCTGGATAACGGGTTCTTTGGTCGCCAAGAGGATATTCCAGAACAATTGCTTGGGCAGGATATTGACTTCCAGTTCAAGTCTCCATTCCGTACCGCGCTAGATCAGGCTGGCGGTGCTAAATTCATTGAAGCCATGCAGATTATTGAAGCTGGTGCTCAGTTAGACCCCACAGTCACCAATCAAATTGATGTGCACGAGGCCACGCGCGAGAGCCTAGAAGCTATTATCCCTGCCTCATGGATGCGAGATGAGAAGGAAGTAGCGGCTATGGTTCAGCAGGACAATGAGCGGCAACAGCAACAGCAGGCTATGGAACAAGCGGGCCAATTAGCCCAAATGGCAGGTGCTCTGCCTGAGGGAGTCGCATGAAACACGAAGAACTAGAGCGTCCAAACCAAGAGGTTTACCGTGGTCGGCCTGATTTGCCCCCTGTATGGGACGCTTGCATTCCCGGCGTTGCTGCTATCCAAGCCCTAGCGCTGGGTAATGCACACGAGGAGCAACAAAAGGAAGCGCTGAGGTTTATTATTGAGGTCGTGGCTGGTTCATTTGAGCCTAGCTATCGACAAGGAGACCCGCAAGCCACTGCTTTTGCAGAAGGGCGGCGGTTTAATGGCATTCTCATCCAGTCGGTGCTTAACCAGGACATTAACACCCTGAAGGAGTCCCGGAAGAATAAGAATGCTGACAAGGCGGAATCATCCGCTAAACGGAGCAAATAATTATGACTGACGAAGTAACAACAGAAGCCGCACCAGCGGTTGAGACAACACAAACAACTGAACAACCTGCTTCTGAAGCAGTACCAGCGACCATCCCTGAAGGTGGAGCCCCGGAAGGTGGTGGTTTGCTGGACCCTAAAGCGGCTGAGGCTGCTGGCGAGGGTATGATAAAGGCCAAGGACGCTGCTAATTGGCGTGAGCAATTTGGTGAGTTGGATGAAAAGGCGACTAAACGCCTAGGTCGGTTCAATAGCGCCGCTGATGTGTTCAAGTCCTACCAAGAGCTTGAGGCTCGTATGTCTAAAGGTGACGCTAAAGCTGCCCCGATGCCTGAAGATGAGACAGAAGCGGCTGCATGGCGTGAGGAGCGCGGTATTCCTGCGACTGCTGAAGGCTACGTAGAGAGTTTTGACCTACCAGAGGGCGTTGTATTGGGCGAGGCTGACCAGCCAATGCTTGATGCGGTGTCCAAAGTGGCTCACGAGCAGGGCCTAACCTCTAGCCAGCTTAATTCGGTTGCCAATGCATTGTTTGCAGAGCGACAAGCTGCCCAGCAAGAGGTTTATGACCGGAATAAAGAGGTTGAAACCGCATCAATGAGCGAGCTTATGGAACAGCACGGTGGTGAGTTCCCGGGGATGCAGGTTAAAGTGAAGACCCAGCTAGATAATATGTTCGGCGAAGAGGTTTCCGCCCTTGTTGCGGGTGCCACTGCTGCCGATGGAACGCTATTGTTTGCCCATGCATCCGTCTTTAATGGCTTTGCGAAAGCTGCTCAAGAAACCAACCCTACAGGCACTATGATCCCGGCTGGACAGACAGGCCTTGACGGTGTAGAATCAGAGCTAGCCAAGATTGACGCTGCACGTAAGGCTGATATCAATGCATTCCGTAAAGATAAGGCAATGCAGGCTAGAGAATTAGACCTACTGGGATCGCGAGAGCGTCTCTCTGGTAGAGCTTAAGACCTAGGCAACCCGTAAGGACCTAGAGAGATAAGCAAACTTCACGTTACAAGCGGCCCCGGCTAGCTTGTCGAAGGACCCCGGTTTAGGCCGGGCAACTCTCAAGACAACACGAAGCAGGACAACCCGATTGGTGAGGATTTTTTAATCCATATCAATAGGAGGAAGTAGCTATGGTAGCTGCTGCTGTTATTCAGTTCCGCAAAGATACAATTGCGGCATTTGAACAAAAAGAAACCCTGCTTCGTAAAACTGTTACTACTGAGCATGTAATGAATGGCAATCAAGCCAAGTTCTTGGTTGCTGGTTCTGGTGGTGCTACGGCAACCACTCGCGGTACAAACGGTATGATCCCGTCCCGCCAAAACGACAACACCCAATACACCGCTAATCTGGTGGAATGGCATGATAAGGTCCGTCATACAGACTATGACATCTTCTCTAGCCAAGGCGACCAGAAAGCTATCATGCAAGATGGCACGGTTGCGGTTCTTAATCGTAAGATCGATGATGATATTATCACGTCGTTGAGTACTGGCACGCAAACGATTTCCAGCGCAACTGGCTCGTTGCAGTATGTGTCTATAGCCAAAACCAAACTTATGAACAACAATGTTCCTATGGATGGTCAGGTCAACGCATTGATCACGCCAGCGTTTGAGTCGTATCTCATGACGGTTCCTCAGTTTACGAGTGCCGATTATGTGAAGACTGCCCCGTTTGAGATGGCTCAGACCATGTTCAAATGGATGGGGATTAACTTCATTGTGCATCCAACATTGCCGGGTGCTGGTGGGGCGACTGAGAAAGTCTTCTTCTATCATCGCTCAGCTATTGGCCACGCGATGGATTCCGATGCCCTTGATATTGGCATTGGTTACGATGACGAAGACAAGTATTCATGGGCTCGCGCTTCGGGTGTTATGGGTTCTGTTGTTCTTCAAAACACAGGTATTATTGTCGGCACCCATGACGGGTCTGCATATTCTTAATAGGAGGGCCTTAATATGGCTTACGCTACTACAAATCCACCTATCCAATCTGGCGGTGGTGTCGGTGGAGCGCCTACAATCTGGGTCTATTCCAGTGCAGACGCTCATACTGATGTTGATGCAACGGATTACTTTTCCAATGGGGCTGATTTGGGTCTCAAAGAAGACGATCTAATGTTCGTAATTGATACGGCAACACCTACCGCTACAATGCACCAAGTGGCTTCGTCCACTACAATCACGGCTGCAACGCTAGCATAACGACAACGGCGGGGGCTTCATTCGAGGCCTCCGCTATTCATTCATTTAAGGAGCCAAGCTATGGAAGCGACTACAGTTAAACCAACAAACAAAGCCGGACCCAAAGCGGTTGCGGTTGAACCAAAAATTCCAGAACACACAATGACGCCACTCTTGCCGGGCAGTATGTCCTTTGCAGAGTTTACAATCGTTCATCGTTCTATCTCTCCAAAGGCAGGCACCCCGTTTGAGGATGTGCTGGACCCTAAATACTGGGTTCATGTTGCCAAGGAGCTTAAACCTACCGAGCAAATCACAGTCAACCCTGAGGATGGGGCTTATTGGGCTGAGTTGCTCGTTGTGAACACCAATACTGGCGAAGCTAAAGTGAAGGTGATCAACCATCTAGACCTTGAAGCTGAAGCTTCTGTTGGTGGCATTGAATATGAAGGCTACTCTGTAAAATGGGCGGGCCGCGCTAAGTTTCGTGTGATCCATGAAGACGGCACAGTCATCCAATCTGGCTTCACGAATAAGGCAGAAGCAGAGATTGCTTTGATCAACCACGTTAGAAACAAGAGAAACTAAATGGCCACTCAACTTGAGCACTACAACGCAGCGTTGGAGATTCTAGGGGAAACACCCTTAGCGTCTCTAACTGAGGCCCGGAAGCCCCGATATGATCTTGATCGTGTTTGGGACCGGGGTTTTGTGGATCTAGTGCTCAGCGAGGGCTCTTGGAACTTTGCCTTGCGTACGTCAAAGATTAGCTTTGAGAGTGGGTTAGAGCCTGCTTTCGGGCATTCTTACGCCTTTACCAAGCCCTCTGACATTATGCGCCTTGAGGCTATCTCAGGCAATGAGCGGCTAGGTGATCCTCTGACAGATTATCGGACGGAAGCTGGTTATTGGTACGCTGATATTCCAGATATTTATGTCTCATATGTGAGTAATGGGGTTGATTATGGCGGGACTACCACCAATTGGCCCAAAACGTTTGATCGTTATGTTGATGCAGAGCTGGCTTTAGCTATTTGCAGAGCCACTTCTCAAAGCTCCACACTGTATGGCGAGGTTGCACAAATCCGTGGCAAGGCTCTATCTGATGCTAAGGCGCTGGATGGTATGGCAGAGGCACCTAAATTCTTCCCACAAGGACGCTTTGTTGGCGCTCGCCGCGGGTCTCGTATTGGTCGATTTGATTAGGGGTTATTCGTGAAAGCAAATCCAGCATTACTGGGCTTTAATCGTGGTGAGGTAAGCGCTCTAGCGTTAATGCGGACTGACTTGCAGGCGATGCAACTGTCAGCCGATACTCAAATCAATTGGATGCCTAGAAGCCTTGGCTCTATGTCGCTGCGTCCGGGCCTTGGGTATATTGGCTCAACGCGTAACAACGCCTATTCCCGGTTCCTCCCGTTTATTTTCACTGCCAGTGATACGGCGCTTATTGAGCTTTCATCTCAAGGGTATTTGATCCCGTGGGAAGATGAAGCAGTTCTACAGCGCGTATCCAACAGTACAGCCATCACGAATGGCGACTTTGACAGCAATGTAACCTCATGGACTGATGCCGATGATCTCGCCTGCACGTCTGAATGGAAAACGGGCGGCTATCTCTCTCTAATCTCCAATGGGTACAATAAAGCATCACGTTATCAATCGGTGAGCGTCTCCGGTGCGGATGATGAAAAGGTCCACGGTATTCGTGTGGTTGTACAGCAAGGGCCTGTAGATTTCGCTATTGGGTCAACATCATCTGGTGATGAGATTTTAGAGACTACATCTCTTGCCACTGGTACGCACTCCCTAGCTTTTACACCAAATAACACAACAATCTATATTCGGTTCACAACATCCAAGCGCTACCCGGTGCTAGTTGATAGCGTTGCTATTGAAGGCTCAGGTGATGTTGAGATTGGAACGGATTGGAACACAAACGCATTAGTTGATTCTGTCCGCTATACGGCCTCTGGGGCGGTTATTTTTGTTGCTAGCGACGGTACGTCACAAAAACGCATTGAACGGCGTGGCGCTGGCTCGTGGTCCCTTGTGGAGTATGAAACAAGCGACGGGCCATTTGATTTTATCAATACGTCCGCCATTACGCTAAGCCCTGATGTAATCTCAGGCGACTGTACCCTCACCGCGTCCGATAACTATTTCCGGGCTGGCCATGTTGGGTCTCTTGTTCGAATTTCATCTACAGGCCAAGAGGTGGCGCGCGACTTGGCGGGTGATGGGCAGTCTGTTAACTCCATTAGATCAACAGGTATTAAGGACGATAACAAATTCACCTACACTCTCTCAGGCACTTGGACTGCAACAATTAGCGTCGAGTATTCAATTGATGACGAGGAGTCTTGGGTCGAGAGTGTCGTCAAGACGGCTAACGGCACCTTTGGCTATGATCCTCCTTCTGAGTTTGACAACCTTGTCACGTTTTGGCGTCTTACAGTTAAGCCGGGGACTTACGTTTCTGGGGTTATTGAGACCTCAATTTCTCATGATAAAGGCGGGAGTATCGACGGGGTTTGCCGAATTACATCAATTGCCTCACCAACATCTGCGGAAGCTATCATCTTGCAAGACTTTGGGTCTTCAAATGCAACGCTTGATTGGTATCCCGGCGTTTGGTCTGGGGTGAACGGGTATCCCACGGCAACAGCTTTATTTGAAAGCCGCTTGTTCTGGGCTGGTCGGGGCAAGCTTTATGGCTCTGCGACTGACTTGTTTGCATCGTTTACAGATGAGAACCCAGACGAGTTTGACGCTCCTATTGATCGTAATATTGGTGAGGGGACAACTGAGGAAATCCGCTGGATGGCCACGCTTAACAGGCTCGTGATTGGGTCTGACGTGGCAGAGATTACAGCTAAATCATCCTCATTCGATGAGCCTATGACGCTGGCCAATCTTAACTTGAAGGCGGGTTCTACTGAAGGTTCTGCTGATGTTCAAGCGATTAAAGTTGATGACATGGGTGTGTTTGTTGGCAAGTGCGGCACTCGCCTATTTACTTTGAATTTCAATGGGGAAAGCAATAACTACATTGCAGATAATATCGCGCCCCTCAATCCAGACCTAAGCGGGCAGGTTATCAATCGCCTCGCTATTCAACGCCAGCCGGACAAGCGCGTCCACGCCATTCAAGATGACGGCATTGTGCGGGTTGTTGTTCTCGATAAGACTGAGGATGTAATCGCCCCAATTCGTGTGCAGGTTGGTGGTACAAATGTTGTGGTTGAAGATGTTATCGTCCTACCCGGCACGATTGAAGATAACACTTACTACGTGGTGAGCAGAACTGTTGACGGTGGCACGGTACGTTACCTAGAGAAGTTTGCGCTTGAGAGTGAGTGTATTGGCGGGGATATAACCAAATTAGCTGATTCCTTTGTCGTTTATGATGGGTCAACCACCTCCACAGCAACCGCTGCTCATTTAGCCAATCAGAGTGTTATTGTCTGGGCTGACGGGAAAGACCTTGGCACGTTCACGGCTGACGGTGGCGGGACTGTTGCTCTTGGGGAGTCTGTTTCTAAGTACGTGATCGGGCTCCCATACACAGCCGACTATAAGAGCCGGAAGCTTGTGGAAGGTGTCGCGCCGGGTCAATCGCACCTTAACCAACTCAAACGCGTTAACTATTTAGGTCTAAGTCTTTACAAAACCCACTATCAAGGGGTTGAGTATGGGCCGACCTTCGACAACTTAAGCCCGTTGAATTTGGTCGTTAATGGCGTTCCAACGGCTGCCGATACAGTGTGGGAAGAATTGGAGGAGGAGCAAATGTCCTTCTCTGGCGATTCCATCACTGACCCTAGGATCTGTTTACGGGCGACGGCTCCTCGTCCTGCGACGATTCTAGGGCTCTCAATAGGATACAAATTAAATCACAAAAATTAAACTCAGACCCGGCACACGGGCAGACATTGAGGCGATTTATGGGCAAGGACCAAAACATTCTTGCCGTGTGATGGCCGCTGATGTTAATGGCGAGGTTGCAGGTATTGGGGCGTTAGTGCGCCTTGAAAATGGGGCCTCATATATAGTAAGCTGTATAACAGATGGTTTGACTGGTAAGCAGTTCCCTTTGCACCGTGCCGCGCTCAAGATCATGCGGTGGGTGAAGGAGGAGGGGTTGAGTGAAGTGTTTGCTTTGCAGGACCCAGATTTAGACACAAGCCCAGTGTGGTTAGCCCGGTTGGGGTTTGAGGACATTGGCGAGCAAGAGAATTGGAGGGTTTGGCGATGGCGTCAGCCGCAGTAATGTTACTACCTGCTATCATGCAGGGAGTTGGCGGTATTATGGGTGCGTCCGACCAAGACGACGCCTTAAATGCACAAGCCAAACAGCTAGAGCGCCGGGGAACGGAAGCTTTGGCAACCTCTCAACGTCGTTCTATGGCTGAGCGTAAGAAGGGCGATATAGCGGCTTCAAAGTTTCGGGCTATTGCAGGCGCTTCGGGTGCTAGTGGTAAGGGTGTGTCTGACTTGGCTGCTGACTTGGAGAGCAGATCAGAGTACAATACAGCAACACAATTGTTTGAAGGACGTAGCGCACAGCAGGCCGGGTTTGCTCAGGCTGATGAACTGAGAGATCAGGGCGAACTGTTGAAAAAGAACGCTCTTATCGGTGCGTTTACGGGCACTTTAGGTAGCGCTGCAAGCAATGCGGGCAAATACGGATAAAGGTTTATTATGGTTACGCTGCCAACACAGAACGATTTAGGTTTTGCTGCTCCTCGCTCAAGCGCGGGGCAAACGAATATCAACGTGGGGGCTCGTGGCGGGACTGGCGAGGCGATCAAGTACGCGGGTCGAACGCTTCAGGGCGTCCTTGATGAGCGGCAAGATCGGGAATCTCGTTCTGAATTAGCGAATGCGAAGCTAGATTTTGCCAAGAAATCCTCCGAGATCCGTAGGGACTTTAGCGAACGGCAAGATTACGGTGTGTTTGAGCAGGAATACGAAACGCGTATCCAAGACGCTCGGGCGGAATCGTTAGGGCTCCTATCCAGTGGGCGCAACCGTGACGCATTCAATATTGATTCCGAACTATCCATTCTCCGTGGTGGCGATAATATCCATAAGATGGCTCGTGGGCTTGAGGTTGATAAAGGCCGTGCCGACCTACAAGGGATGATGTCTGACACGCGAGGGCTGTTTCTTGGTAGCGATGATCCTGCTGAGCGTGAGGAGTATCAGCGTGTGGTACAAGATGGGCTACAGAGCGCGGTTGATAATGGATATATCAGCGAGACCGAGCGTCTAAGCCAAGGTCAGAAATACGTGCGGGATTTATCTCGCGGTATGTTGGATATGGAAGACGCGCGGGGTAAGCTTGATCTTCTCGATAACGACAGGTTTATGGATTTCCTAGATCCTGATGAACGAGCCGCGTTTCGACGTCAGGCCAAGAAGCAAATAGACGTTGAGCGCCGTGTGGCTGCTGCTGAGCTGCGCCCTATGGTGCAAGATCACCTAGCGAGCATTCAAACCACAGGCGAGGGCATTGAAGGGCTAGACGCCCGTGCCACCGCTTTGTTGTCTGGTGAGGATCTGGCTCTATATAAGCGGAGTGTCCGAGACGCTGAGAGTTACCACACTTCATTTGAGCAGATGAAGGAGTCTACACCGCAAGATATTGTTGGATTGCTAAGGAGTGAAGCTCCAACACCCGGAACAGAAGGCTTTGCGCGCGATCAAAAGGCGTACCAAAATCTACAGAAGGCCGCGCAAGACATTATGAGAGCTAGGGCCGCTGATCCTGCTGGGTATGTTTCTCAGTCTGATGATATCAAAGGAATGGTAGAGGCTGGGTCTCCGCAGTCAGAAATCGTTCGTGCTCGTATAGAGGCACAAGAAACCATTGGCATCCCTAAGGTTAACCAAGCCGCCATGCCAAAATCACAAGTGGCTGGCATCATTAGCTCCATTGCTAGCGCTCCTGCTGAAGAGCGGGCTGCACGGCTACAAAGCTTAGACGATGAGTTTGGAGAGGCTTATCCCGCTGTATTTGCCGACTTGGTAAAAGGCGGGCTTGATCCGCAAAGCCAAATTCTGGCCACTATTTCCGATGACCCTGCCTCCTCTCAAATGCTGGCCAACGCTATTGATATAGGCAAGAAAGACCTACAAGGCGGATTAGACCCTGATGTTGTGAAAGACATTACGTCTGACGTGAGAGATAATGTGCAAGAGTTCGCTGAGGCGTTCGGCGCTAGGGACTACACAGGCCAAGCTGCCTCTAAAATGAACAGCCTACTTGAATCTGTTGAGCTATTAGCCTTGCAACATGCTCGCTCTGGAATGTCGGCAAGCGATGCGGCTGAGGCTGCTTATAAAAGCATTATTGGTGACAGGTATGAGATAATCGATACTGGTATTGCTCACGGGTTTATCCCAAAGGTAAATGGTCAGCCTATTGCTCCTATTGCGCGCGTGGAACGTACCGCAGAGCAAGCCTTAGACCGTGATCTAATTGAGGCATTCAACCCTATCTCCTTCACATCTGGCGGCCTTAATGAGCCAGCAACGGAGGTGGAGAAAGAGCGCACATTAAGCACGGCTGAAAACTCAGGGTATTGGGTGACTAATTCGGCGGGTACGGGGCTTATACTGTTGGTTCCGTTCAAAGGTGGTGGGGCATTGCCTTTATTGAATGAAAAGGGTGAGAACTACGAATTGCTCTTCAGTGATATTGCCGACCAAGAAATTCCAAACCCAGCCTTTAATGTGCCGGGGGCCTTGTAATGCCAGTATTTATCTCCCACGACATTCCAGACAATGAGAGTTTGCGGAGTTTCGGTGGACATTTATTGCCATCTACCCTTGGTGAGACCTTAAGTGAGACCATTAGCGATCCACTCCTGCGACCTACTCAGATGCTTGCCACACAAACTGCTGTGGCTAAGGAGGAGGGCTTCTTTGGCCTAGAGCCTGAGTTGCGGGGGCGGGATGTTAAAACACAGGAAGACCTTGATAGGTTGCTTGGTGAAGGTGCGTTACGCCCACTCCAGCATAAACGGCTATCCCTCACAATGTCTGGTCTGTCTCCTCTAGATGACGTTCAAACGCTAACAGATAGATATGCAGATGTTGAAGGCCTGACATTTGACAAGCCCACGCGCCGCGCCGCTGCTGAGATTATCGCGCAGGGCAAACGTGAGGAGAATATTCGTAATGACGTTATTTCTCGCGGTCCTCAAGGGTTTGTGCCGGGTGTCGCTAAGTTTGGTGCATCGCTATTGGGCGCAGCGATTGATCCGCTCAATATTGCGTCGGCCTTTATCCCCGTGGTTGGTGAGGCCCGCCTTGGTGCACTAACTGCCCGCCTTGGTGCCAATGCCGCAAGGGCTGTAAAGGGTGGCGCTGAGGGCTTGGTGGGTGGCGCTTTAGTCGAACCCCTGACCTACGCGCTCGCACAAGAACAACAACTAGATTATGAGATGTCAGACGCAATCCTTAATATGTCATTAGGAGGGCTGCTTGGCGGTGGTCTTCATGTGGCGGGCGGTAAGATTGGGGATTTCATTGCTAAGCGCTCACCACAAGCCCGCGAGGATGCCTTGCGTGCGGCTGTGGCTCAAGCTGCTGACGGTCGGCGCGTGGATGTAGAGGCTATTTTCAGGGCAGACCAGCAACTACGGTCCCGCTTGCGAGATAGCACCGCAATCCCTGCACGGGCTTTTGATGAGGGCCAGATTCGGCGTATTGTCTCTCAAGAGATTGGGGGGCAGGCAGGAGCGCCCGCTATACGAGTAGATCAAGACGCAGGGGCCTTTATCCCTGTCCTGTCTAAAAAGGGCGGTCTGCGAGTTTTTGACACAGAACCAGAGGCGGCGATAGCTGCTGAGAAAGCAGGACCTTCAACGGAAGTTAAGACCTTAAATGATGGTCGTTTTTCGCTTGTCACTAAGCGGGAGCAAATAGAAGCCCTGCAAGAAGGCGGGCAAGTCAAGAGATTTGACACACAAAAGCAGGCTGAGAAAGCAGCCAAGGCGGCAAAGAGGGGGGGCGCAACAGTTATCCCTGTAGGCCCAGCCGATAAACGAGCTTATGCGGTTGCTTATAATTTGACCGATACTGATTTACGCGCAGCTAAAGCCGCTCCTGAAATGGTTGAGTTGTTCGGCGGCACTCCTGCACGACCAGCGCTTGCTGAGGGCCTGCGTACTGAAGATATTTCACTACCATTTGAGTTGGAAACAGGAGTTCGCCCTAGAAGCGCAACCGAGCAAATGGCACGAGAGCTTAATCCAGAGCGTGACCCGTTAGCTGATTTTGATAGCTCTGCTAGTGCGGAAAGGATTTCGGTTGTTGATCTTGATCCTACTGATGAGCGGGCCTTTAGAGCTAGTTTTGTAGAGGAAATGCGTGCTCGTGGCGTGCTGGATGAGGCGGACGAGATTGCAATGGCTGAGGCTCAAGAAGGCCTTGATCGCGCAAAGTCTGTTTCTGATGGGGCCGAAGCTGCTGCTTATTGCGTAGGGAGAAACTCATAATGAACACAAGCGGATTAACCTTGGACGACGCTAAGAATTTTGCGGCAATTATGGGGGCTGGCGTGATCTCTATATTGGTTATGATTTACCCGGCTATGGGAATTAAAACCGTGGCCGACAACCTCTCTGGGTATGGTGATTTAGTGGTATTCCCTGTGTTTCTAAGCCTGTTTGTCTCTATGGCGGTTACTGTTTCGGCTGTTTGGTGGTACTCTTTCTTAGGCCTTCAAAGGGCCTTAGGTGCTGACAGGAGTAAGAAATGAGCGCTATTGAATGCCTTGATGCTGTACAGGCTGCGGCGGGTAGAGAATTAACAGACGAAGAGTTGGACGATATATTCTCACACCTTGAGGATGTTAAAAAATCACGTGCCGCGACCAATAAGCTCACCACCCTAGAGGAAGATCTGCTAAATGCGGCTGATGAGTATGGGCGTAATGTGGTTGAGTCCGCTGAAATTGAAGCCCGCAACGCGCTGATTAACATCAAAGTACGCCACGATCTAATGAGTTTCGCTGATAAGGTAAATACAGCCACAGGCGATCCGTCTTTAGCTCTTGAGGCTCGTATGGTTGGGATTAATAACCCAATAGCTACCGGGCGGCAAAGCGTTGATTCTCGCACAATGTCCTTACATGGGCAGTATATGGGCGGGCTGATTGCGGATCTACGCAAAGACAATATGCTAAGCCTCTTTGATAGCCGGACGCTTGAACGCGAGATAGCGGCTGAGTTGGCGGAAATCTCTAAAAAGAATGGTAATGTCGGTATTTCTGGTAGTGGTGAGGCGCTTAAGATTGCCCACATTATGGACAAATACCGCAAGGCAGCACTTGCTAGGGAAAACCGGGCGGGCGCATGGATTAAACCTCTTGAGGGGTACATCACACGGCAAAACCATGATCCGATTAGAATGCGTAGGGATGGGTTCGAGAAGTGGCGCGATACTGTTTTACCCCTATTGGACACAAAGAAATCCTTTGAGGGTGGAGATATTGAGAAGGCGTTGCGTGCTGCTTATGACGGGCTTGTCACTGGCAACCACCTAAAGGCTCACGGTGGTGCTGAGAACGATTTGAAACTGGCCTTTAAAGGCTCTGGCAATCTGGCTAAACGTCTAAGCCAAAGCCGGGTGCTACACTTTAAGGACTCCAATGCGTGGATAGATTACAATGAAGTTTATGGGCGTAGCTCTATGTCTGAGGCTTTTATCTCCGACTTAGGCCGCGCCGCTCAAAACACCGCGCTAATGGAGACATTTGGCACAAACCCTAAGGCTATGTTTGACACGGTACGCGATGAGTTGAAAGCTAAGTATCGTGGGGACACAAAGAAATTCGACCGACTAGACCAGCAACGGCTTGAAAACCAATTTAAAGAGGTTGATGGAACAACGCGCATTCCCGGCAATCCAACAGGCGCGATGATTTCTGGCAACATACGATCAATCCAGTCTATGGCGAAGCTTGGCGGGGCCTTTCTTTCCAGCCTATCTGATATTGGGTTTGGTGTTGGTGAGCGCCGCTATCAAGGCAAGAGCCTGTTGTCCTCATGGGGTGGCACTCTATCTGGTGTACTCGAAGGCATGGCACCCGGAGACGCTCGGAGAACCGCTGATTTAATTGGTGTTGGGCTGGATATGCAGCTCGGAGATATTGGACGGCGCTGGAATCCTGACGGTGGGGCTACTGGCAAAATAGC